TTATTGCACACAATTCTCAACAAACTTATCGTAATCATCAGCTTTGACAAATTTGGCTCCCTGCCCCAGCGCTGCAAAGTGCTTTTCGCCGCAGCGAATCTTCGCACTCTCGGTGGGTCGCAGAGCATCAGCCAGAATATTGCCTTTTGTCTCTACTACGAAATAGAGCCTATTCTGCCCGTTGTCCTCGATGACCACCGCCCAGTCCGGGTTGTAACTGCCCAGCGGGGTGGCGATCTTAAACCAATCCGGTAGTTTGGCGTAGACCTTGACACTCTCGTTGCCCTCAAATCGTTCGGCAAAGCTGCGCTCCACCTCGCTGTCGTAGACCACATAGTTATATACGCTGCGCTGGCTCTCAATCATATTCCGATTCAGGTAGCCGGTCAGCTCCTCGGAATCAAACAGTTCCTGGGCATAGAACTCGCTGTCTCCCAGCTTCGTATACTTAATGCCGTCCACGATCAGCAGGCGCATTACCGAGGCAATCGTTTTGGCGGCATCCTCCATGTACGCCTGAGGGTTTTTCTTGAACAGCGGCAGCGTTTTGCTGCGGGTGAGAATCTCCACAATGGTACGGCGGGTGAGGTTGGTGCGGTTTTGCAGATAGGTCACGATGTCCGGCAGGTTCTCTTTGACATCTGCCGCCAGCACCGAAAGCCGCTGCGTCTCGGCTGCGGCTACGCCGCCCTCAGTCACACTGACCTTCGCCTTGGAATACACCAGCTTGGCCGCTCCCACATTCAGGTTCATCTGCAGATTGTCGCAGCATTTTTGGATCAGTTCTTCAGAATCAAAGTCCACCCGGTAGGTGGTTTTATACTTGATCTTCTCCCACAGGGCCTTAAAATCCTCGCCTAAAAACAGCTCCTTGTTCAGCGCTACCACACGCTTGTCCGCCGCCGGCTTGATATTCAGGTTGCCGCTGGCCTTCTTGCAGACCGCCGCAATGGCGTCGCGCTGCTCGGCGACTGCTTCCGGCACGGTAAGCGTGTTGCTTTTCAGCGCTGTCTTCAGCGCATCCGTTACCTGATCCTTGCCGTCGATATAGCCGCAAGCCTTGAAGGCATGATAGATAAGCTCCGATTTTTCCGCACCGAGGTAGGCCGCACTGCCATCGGCCTGCTTGACCGGGATATTGGCAAAGCTGTGGCTTTCCAGCACGCCGAAACGAATACCCTCGTCGGTTTCATACTCGCTTTGCAGCTTCTTGGCAAAAACATCGTAACTCTCGTTTGCCATAACCGTCAGCGTGTTGATGGAAAAGCCGTGCTGACGTTCACCGTTCTGATTGACGCACAGGCGCAGACCGCGCCCAATCTCCTGCCGCTTTTTCACATCGCTCTTGGTTTCGTTCAGCGTGCAGATCTGGAACACATTGGGGTTGTCCCAGCCCTCACGCAGGGCGGAGTGAGAAAAGATAAAGCGCAGGGGACACTCAAAAGAAAGCAGCCATTCCTTATTCCGCATAATCGTATTAAATGCCGTTTCGTCGTCAGCATTTGCGCGGATATTTCCGGTTTTATCTTCTTTGCTGTCCTTAAATTGTTTTGTGTTTTTATCTATAGAAAAGTATCCGTCATGTACCTTTTCCACCGGGGTATCCACGTCCACATCCTCAAACAAGGTGCGGTATTTGGGGCGGGCGATCAGTTCCTTATAGCTACGCTCAAATATTTCAGCATAAGGACCCTTACAGGCATTGCCGTTCTCGTCGTAATAGCGGTAGTTTGCCACCCGGTCGATAAAAAACAGGCTCAGCACCTTGATGCCGCGATGGTTCAGCGCCAGTTCTTTGTTCAGATGCTCCTCAATAGTTTTGCGGATCTGCTGCTCTTTAATGGCAAGGTCGTCAATGTCGCCCACGGCCTCGCCGATGCGCAGAATCGTGGGCTTGGTAGAAAAGCTGACATATTCGTTGCTCTGTTCGCAGTAGATTTCATCCACAAGGTAGTTATCATAGACCTCGCGGCCGCCGGTGAGCTGCTGCAAATCGTCCCCGGCGCGCACAGTCACGCTCTTGCGTTTGACCGCACCTTTCACTTCACAGTCCAGCTCAATTTTCGCCGTAATGGGCGATTTTTTGTTGTCCACGCTCAGCAGCTTCATGTAGGCGTTGTTGTGATAGTCCACGCTCTCAAAACTGGCCACCTCGATCTGCTTCACCAGCTCCATGTCAAAGGCGTCCACCGCGTCCAACTTATAGACCAGATTGTGTTTTACAACATGGGTGGCGGAAAAGCGCAGAGTACATAGGGCGTTCAGCGACGCCATGGCCTTTTTGGATGCCACCGCACCCTTGCCCTCCACCGACTGCGGCTCGTCCACAATGACAAAGGGGCGTGTTTCCTGAATCAGCTCGATGGGACGCATACCGTTGAGCTTGTCGTTCTGGCGGTGGATGATATTGGCTTTGTTTTCCTTGTCCGGGTCGTCAAAGCTTTTGCGGAAAGCGTCAATGTTAATGACCATAATGGAAATATGATCGCTGACGGCAAAAGAGCGCACCTGCTCCAGCTTATTGCTGTCGTAAATAAAGTAGTCGTACACCGTGTTGTCGTAGAGGTTGCCGAAATGCTCCTGCGTGATTTGCAGGTTTTTATAGACGCCCTCTTTGATGGCGATGCTGGGCACCACGATAACAAACTTGGAAAAGCCGTAGGCCTTGTTCAGCTCAAAAATCGTACGCAGATACACATAGGTCTTGCCGGTGCCGGTCTCCATCTCCACGTCGAAATCATATGTATTCTTTTTCAGAACCTTGGTCTGGGGCAGACCGTTGCGCAGTTGTACCGCCTGCAAATTGGCAAGAAGCTCGTCCTCGGTCAGCTCCAGCTTGTTGCCGATGCCGTGGTTCGTGTCCTCCATGCCGACCTGCCCGGCGTAGGCGGATACGGTGAAGTTGGACTGCTTAGGCGTCTGGCCGCGAAAGAGGTCAACCACGGAAGAAATCGCCTGCTCCTGATATTGGAGGTTTGCGTCAAATTGTAGTTTCATTTGTGGTCACCTCCATATATTTTTAGTAGGTTCTTTATTGTGTCTGCGTTCTGACGATTATGATCTGCCATTCTTGAAAAGTCCTTAACTTTATATGGCGTCTGCAGGCCATTTGAAATACCAATCAAATTTGCCGTTGCATCATAAATGACTTCTTTCTTAGGGATACCAATCTTGAGCCATGACAAGGTTTCGATAAAAGCACGCAACTCGGCGGCACTCTTACGCAGTTCTTTTGCGGCATTCTCATAATCGTCCGGTAACTTATTGTCCGTTTCTGCAATATCAACAGGATTACTGTAGTAGCAGGCATAAACTGTCAGCATGTATGACACTTTTCCGCGAATTTTCTTGTATTCCTGCAGTGGTGTTAGCCAAATTTCTTTGAGCCACTCGCTGATGGCAAAGACAAGAACGCCGGACAATACTGTTACAATAATCGTCAGAGCATACTCTGGAACGCCTGCATTATCCGCCTGCTCAACAATCACATGGAGCACATCATTTGTCATCATCCTCACCTTAAACCGTTGTAAATGCGTCTTCGTCTAATCCGGCGCATTTGAGGATTTCTTTGATGTTGACCTTGGCGCTGTCGTCGGTAAAGCCGTTGTCCTTGAACACGACCTTCCAGGTTTCCGGGGCAAGCTCCTTGTGGAGCGCCACCATGCCTTCGGCTACGTCGGGGGTAATATGGTCGTCCAGACAGATCATCAGCGCGCCCATGCCAATGGCATAGACGTTTTTGCCGCCGTAGATGCGGGTTTCCAGCGGCCATGTCAGGTCAAGGCCCATTTTGAGCATGATTTCATAGACCACATCCAGCTCGGAGCGGCCATCCACATAGTTGCTGACGCTGTCAAACAAGCTCTGTTCCAAATCGTCCGCGTCCGGCTGCCACTTGCGCAGGTTGGAGGTGTCCAGCTTGAAGTCCTTAAAGCCGATGTCCGGCACCCGCTTTGGCTCCTCACCAATTTTGAGCTGGGCGTTCTGCTCCTCAACCTCGGCCTTGATTTTCTCGCCTGCCCGGCGGATGCGCTCTTTGCCGATTTCGCAGATATTTTTGTAACCGGCCTTGGCGGCTTCCGTGCCCTCGGCGCAGGGCTCCGGCAGCTGCACCATGATGAATTTGCGATTTCCGCCGTCCTCAGCATTCAGCTGCATGACGGCGTGAGCGGTAGTAGCAGAGCCGGAAAAGAAGTCGAGGATGATATCGTTTTCTTTACTGCATAGGTAGACAAGACGGTGCATGAATCTCAGAGGTTTTGGGTAGTCAAAGAATTGGCCGTCTAATAAAGTTTTTAGTTGACGATTTGCTTCATCACTATGTCCCACTTCGGAATAATCTAAGAAAGTTGACTGACTAACACCATCTTTTACTTCAGAAAGGAATCTTTTAATGGAAGGTACACTATCGCCATTAGTACCAAACCAAATGCGATTATCTTCCAAAAGTTTACAAAACGATTCCCGGTTTGTTATCCATCGTTTTCCACTTGGCGGAGTGACAAGTCTGCCACTGGGCGTTGTTATAGGAAATATACACGATGGAGATTCTCCAACTCCAGTAAAATCTCCACTTTTCCATACTCCACGGGTATCATTATCTGGGTTTTTATATCTATCATTCTGCTTATCAGTCCTTGGAAGGAAGTTGGGATACCATAAGTCTTTTTGTTTAGCATATACCACAATATAATCATGATAATGTAGAAACCACTTGCTATCGTTTTTTCCTCCGTACATTTTCTTCCATATAAGTGTGTCAATAAAATTATATTCGCCGAAAATTTCATCACATATTTTTCTGAAATTGTTTACTTCTTCTTCACCAATAGAAATCACTAATACTCCGTCATCGGTCAGCAGGTTTCTTGCCAACCTTAGCCGGGGGTACATCATATTCAGCCAGTCGGTATGGTAGCGACCGTTGGCCTCGGTGTTCGTGCTGACCTTGCGCCCCTCGGCGTCCACCTGCCCGGTGATCTCCTTGTAGTTTTCCAGACTGTCGGAAAAATCGTCCGGATACACAAAGTCGCTGCCGGTGTTATAGGGCGGGTCTATGTAAATCATTTTCACCTTGCCGTGGTAGCTCTTTTGCAGCAGCTTGAGCACTTCCAGATTGTCGCCCTCGATATAGAGGTTCTGGGTGTCCTCCCAGTTTTTGCTCTCGGCCTTGCAGGGGCGCAGCGTCCCCATGGACGGCGTCTGGCTCAGCCGCAGCGCCTGTCCCTTGCCGTTCCAAGTGAAGTTATACCGCTCGGCACTGTCGTCGGTGTACTCGCCCAGCAGTTGCTTGAGCTTGTCAAAATCCACCTTGCCCTCGCAGCAAACCTCCGGAAACAGCTCCCGCAGCGCCGCAATATTGTCCTTCAATATATCCTCGGATTGCCCGTTAAGTGTTGTCATTGGTTGTGGCCTCCTTTATTCCAATTCGTTGCTGATTGCTTAGCAAGTAAACATACAAGTGAAGTTCATCCTCAAGCTCATCTTCCGAAACCTGCCGCGGTTCGCAAACCAATTTATAGAATAATACTTGCTTAAACTGATAGCCGACGATGTTTTGATATTCAATCTCCTTAGTAATGACTTTATCAATTGCTTTTTCAGTTAAACTGATATGATATTGGAACGATTCTCCAACATTTATGGCTTGATTTACTTTGTTGTCCATTGGATTTGAAATTCTCCCAAAGCCCTGTTGATAGCTAACGTTTGTCGCTATTCCTTGCCCAATATTTTTAATATTGACTACTGCCTTAGAGCCGTTAAGTGTGTAATGACTTTTCTCAAATTCCACGAAGGTGCTGTTTCCTTTTTCTGTATAATGCTGCTTGCTTGCGATGGGTACTACAGATTCAATTACGAAAAATGGAGTTAATGTATTTGCCGCTTCATAATTAACTTGTGATGCTTTATGTCTTTCATTTTGTTTGTACGCAACAAATCCTAAAAAAGTAGTACCAGCAAAAGCAAGAAACGAACCATAGAATGACAAAACATCCTTTGCATCCCATAATGTCTGATAACCTGTACCCGTCTTGTAACACTCGTTGATTATAAAAGGTACAGACAGAATAATGACAAGTCCAAAAATCCAAACCCACCATCTCTGATGCCATGGTTTGCGCCAGGCAAAGAACCATTTTATATCATGCTTTTTCTGATTCTGCATGGCATGTGGCCTCCAATCTCTTAATCTCCATATTGATTTCCACCTTGCGGTTGAACTGTGTTTCCTTTTTCAGCTCCGCACGCAGGGCTGCGATTTTGGCTTCCGTGGCCTGCCGCTTTGCCAGCAGCTCCCGCGCCTGCTCGCCGGTCAAGTTTTCGCAATTATGAATTATGCATTGTGCATTATGAATTGAAATCCTGTCCACCAAGTCGCTGTACAGCTCATAAAAGTTGCCGTGCCGCAGCGTCCGGATGTCCAGCTCCTCACGCAGCGCTCCAAACTCCGCACTGCCCATCCACCCGGTGCAGACCGGCTCCTCCAGCACGTTCTTCTCGCTATCGTTCTGGCTGCTGCGCTGGTGCGCCGCCCAAAGCTGCGTCTGGTTTTCGCACTGCAGCACCAGCAGCATGGGGTACGGGATGGTACGCATGATGATCTCGGCAATGCGCCGTTCTCCGGCCTGCCGGGTCAGCGCCACTTCGATAAGCTCCACCTCGCCATACTCCCGCGCGGCGTCCTTGTAGGGTTTTACAAAGCAGTTGTCGGGTTTGAGGGAATACCGCCATGTGATTTTCTCAATGCCCTCGGAAAACAGCTTTTTATCCGCCGCCGAGAGCACGCCGTTTTCATAAAACAGCTTCTTATAAATAACATTATCCACCTTGCAGGCGGCAGGAATATGCAGCGCGTCGTACATGGTTTCACCCCTCATTTTAGCACTAAGAAACTAATCAGTTCAAAATCCTCAATGCCGTCGTAATACTCCTTCTGCATGGTGGTGCCGCCCTTGCTGAACAGGCTGGCCACGCCGATCTCCTGCTTTTTGCCCACCAGATTTTCAATGGCGGTCTCCAGCAGTGCGGAGTAGGCTTTCATGTTGCTGCCGTCCTGGGTTTCGGCGTTGAACTGCGCCGCCAGCTCCGTGAGCACTTCGCCTTGCCCGGAGCAGAGCTTTTTGTAAGCATCCAGAATCTTTTTGGCGTGGAGAAAAGAGAGCTTCACCTCGCCGCTTTGCGTGACATAGAGCAGATAATAGGGGAACAGCGCGTTCTGCTCCCGTGTCTGCGCCGCGCCGTGTACCTGCCGCAGGGTAAAGATCACGCCGGGGGACAGCTCACCTTGCAGTTCGGTCGGAATCTGCGCCACGGCGTACATCCCGGAGGGCGCCTGCGCCAGCTCCTTTTTGTGGTCTTTCAGATAGCCCATCAGGTCGGTTTTGAAGTCATTGAAGGTCATATCCGTGATGGAAATGCCGCCGGAGATGTCCTCCAGATCCACCACTTGGTTTTGCAGGCTCTTGAGCTGCTTGCGGCGGTACTCCAAGTCCTTCATCTCACGGCTGCCCTCGTCGATGACGTTTTCTTCGCCGGTGGCGGAAACATCCAGCAGCACCATGCGCCCCTGCACCCGCTGCTGCAGGTTGATGTATTCGTCCAAATCCTGCATAGGCCAGAAATTGACCAGCTGGATGACGTCGTTGGTGGAGCCGATGCGGTCGATCCGGCCAAAGCGCTGGATGATGCGCACCGGGTTCCAGTGGATGTCGTAGTTTATGAGATAGTCGCAGTCCTGCAGGTTTTGACCTTCGGAAATACAGTCGGTGGCGATCAGCACATCAATTTCGCCGGCCACATCCGGGAATATCTTCTCCTTGTTTTTGGAGCGCGGGGAAAACAGAGTTAGCACCGTGTTGAGGTCGCTGATTTTCACCCGGCCGCGCTGACCGGATGGGATTTTCAATGTGGTTTTATTATCGCCGCTGCCGGTCACCATGGCGGCAGTCAGGCCGAGCCCGGACAAAAAGGGCGTCAGGTTTTCATACAGGTAGTTGGCGGTATCCGCAAAGGCGGAGAAAATGACCAGCTTCCGATTTTCGCCGTTGAGGGGATTATTCACCTTATCGGAAATCAGTGTCTTGAGGTCGGAGAGCTTCTCATCCCGGTCAGGCGTCACCTGACGGGCAATCTGCAAAATCTGTTCCAGATTTGCGCGGTCACTCAAAAGGTCATCCTTCCAGCGGATCAGATCCATATCCTGCAGCAGTACCTTGACCGATTTGCCCACGGCCAGATCGTCAAGCTCCGGGTCATCCAGATCAATGTCACCGATGCTGACATCTGCCGGTTCGGACAGCATTTTGCTGTCGGCAAGGGATAGGGCATGGTCAATGCCGTGCAGAATCTTGTCCACCGTCAGAGAAAAGGAATGGATGGAGCTTTCCATGCGCTTGAGAATACCCACACGCATGAGGTTCACCAAGCTACTTTCGCGGTCGATCTGCTTAAAGACACCGCTGCCCACCTGAGCGTCATAGCGCTTGCTGTATTCCGCGCGCTTTTCCGGCAGCAGATAGGCCAGAGGTGAATAGACGCAGAGGGTCAGGCGCTTGATCATCGTGTTGACGTCGCCGATAGGCGGGAATTCATTTTTACTGTCCACACCGGAATAGAGGTTTTTCGGCGGCAGGCGTTTGGGGAACTGGCCGATCTCCGCGATGTTGTAGTATTTTTCAATGTGCTTGCGGCTACGGGCGATGGTGATGGTATCCAGCAGCTTGAAGTAGCTTAAATCCATCATTTCCACAAAGGTGTCGGAGGTGCGCTCCTCATCCGGCAGCTCCGACCAGCGGTTAAACACCAGCTGCGCCTTGCGCAGAACGTGCTCAATGCTGGGAATACCCACCTCGGAAAACGCGTCATTTTTGCCCTCGGTGATGAAGGCAATCTGATTCTTTATATCGTTCATCCGGTTATTGACCGGCGTTGCAGACAGCATGAGAACGCGGGTCTTAACGCCCGCGCGAATAATATCTTCCATCAGCCGCTCGTAGCGGGTGATATGCCCTTTGACGGGCGGATTGTTGCGGAAATTGTGGCTCTCGTCTATGACCACAAGGTCATAGTTGCCCCAGTTGACCGTGGCAAGGTCGATGTCGCCGCTCTTACCGCTTTCGCGGGAGAGGTCGGTGTGATTGAGCACATCGTAGTGGAAGCGATCAGCAGAAAAGAGATTCCGCCGGTCATTCAGGGTGTAAATGCTCCAGTTTTCCCGCAGCTTCTTGGGAGCCAGCACCAGCACCCGGTCATTGCGCAGCTCATAGTATTTGATGACCGCCAGCGCCGTAAAGGTTTTGCCGAGGCCGACGCTGTCTGCGAGAATGCAGCCGCCGAACTTCTCAATTTTTTCAATAATACCGATGGCACCGTCTTTTTGAAACTGATAGAGCTTGTTCCAAATCTCGGTTTCCTTGATACCGGTGCGGGACTTCATAATATGGTCTTCGGACAGCTCGTCCAGATACTGATTAAAGATGTGGTAGAGGGTGACAAAGTAGATGAACTCCGGCGTGTTTTCCTTATAGAGTACCTGTACCTGCCGGAGCACCTCGTCCTTGATATCCTCAACCGCGGAGCCATCATTCCAGAGATCGTCAAACATTTTCAGAAACTGTGCTGTGCAGTCGCTTCCGTACATACAGAGGTTGCTGTCCGCTCGGCTGGACGGGGTCAGGCCGAGGCCTTCCGTGGTAAAATCCACGGTGCCGTTGATGGAGACAGAATCAGCTCCGTTGTCGATATAGACAAGGCGCGGCTGTGCGGAGTTTGGGGATGTAAACATCTTAATCTGTGCTTTTCGCTCCAGCCATTGGGCACATTCCCGCGCGACGGAGGCCTGACACATTTCATTGCGCAGTTTGATTTCGTATTGGTTGCCCGAGAGAGCCTGTCCTGCAGGGTGATCTATGTAATATTCACGGCTGGGTTCTTCCTCATTTTTGATAAAAACCGGATCAGTGAACAGCATCCGCACGCCGTCCACCTTCATGAGTTCTTTTTTTAGCTCTGCAAAGGCGTAGATGGTGAAGTAGGCCGTCATTACTGACAGCTTGGAACCTTTGCTTATATTTTCCCGCAGTTCGTCCGCAACGTTGCCATTGCGTTTATTGTCAAGCATCTTTGGTGGCTTCATCTTGCCACCTCTGTTTCATGACTTGCAGTACGCGGGTCGGCAGGCTTTTTCGCGTCTGGTGGCAAGAGCCATGTCTTACCAGCCTTTACCGTACCGGGGATGCGCCCCTGTGCACAAAGAATTGCCACTCTGCGGGGAGATATTCCCCAAAGCTGAGCTGCCTGCTTTGTTGTTAGAAACTCCATAATTCGCACCTCGCCGACTATATTTCTACAGATAATAGTATATTCTTTTATCTGAATATTTACAAGCGCTTTTTTGCAGATTGAGGTTATAGATATTTATCTACTAAACTGCAAAAGCCGTCTAAAACGAAAGTTTTAGACGGCTTTTTAAGTGTTGGCATTACTTGGATACGCACTTGGTGGATATGAATAGATTTCTTTCAAATAGGCTTAACAAGTAATAATAAATATGAGCATCCAGGTGAGGACTGTCCTTGGCATCTGTCCATATTTCCCCGTACACGGCATTAAGCCCCATAGGTCACAAAGTGTACCTATGGGGCTTAACCCTTGTGGTTACAGGCTTTTTCTTTTGGCTGAGAAGGAGGGATTCGAATTATTCAATTTCATTTTCTATGGTTGTAGGCAGTATACTAATTGCCCCATTTTAGGCAATTGTATGGTACTACGTGGTTTTTTCGTTCTTTTGCTAAAAGTGGACTAAAGGGAAAAAATAAGGGAAAACTTTTACATTTTTTGCTGCCTTGTCCTGTCGAGAGGAGCGGGGCCAGCCCACAGGAATTTCGTTTCGGAGACAGGAGCGGCAGCTCCGAACCTCCGGCACAGCTATGCCGTAGCCGCTATTCGCTCCGGGGACGATATAAAAACGGTGCAAGGCAATCTCGGGCACGCCACTGCAGCTTTTACCTTGGACGTATACGGCCATGTTACTGACCAGATGAGGCAGGAGAGCGCCGCACGAATGGAGAGCTATATTGAAGACATTTTAAATTTGTAAGGTAAGCGTCAAAGCTGAGGACGTATAAAAGTAGGGCTGCCATCGGCAGGCAGACTTGACTTTTCTTTTTAGGTCTCGCTCCCATACCTGTTTCCTTATAGCTCTCTATGCTCATCACCACAATAGAAACAACCCCGTTCTTTGCTAAGAGTACTGATTCCTTGCTCTCTTGAACCTCTTGCGTAATTTCCGAGAGGAGATTTCGCAAATCGGATACCGGTCGGATACTCGGTATCCTATCGCCTTCTTTAGCATTATCATAGGCATTATGCTAAAAGCCAATTGTAATATCCGGCGCCATATGCGCTTCACTTTGGAGTGGCCTATGTGACTGTCACTATAAAAAGCAGAGGAAGCATCACCCTGCAAAAATAATACCTTAAACCTGCCCGTAGGCTTTGTGGTCATATTCCGGGAATCGGCTTTTCACACTGTCCGAGCGATAAAATAAGTGTGGAATGAATTGGATAAAAGAAGGTTATATTTCATAAAACTACTTAAGAAATTTGTCGAAGAAGCCGAGATACATGTAAAAATGTAAATTTGTTTACAGAACTCAATTTGGAGGTATAAGTATGGGACAGCGCAAAGCGGTAACATCGACCAAGCGAGTAAAAAAGCAGTCCGTGATTCGGAAAATCTGGGGAGTTTACATTTTCATGTCCTTGGCAGGATTAATTTTGGTTTTGACGGGCTATTACGGTATGAGCCGCATCAATACGGCGGGGGAATTCCTTTACAAAAATAAGATAGGGCCAATGCAGCAAGTTTCAAAAATGATCCAGCTGTCTCAACAAATGCAGACGGATGTCGGTCACGCAGTGATTTACTCCGGGAATTCTGTCGCTCAATCTGACATTGAAAAAAGTATTGAAACCGCTGATCAGGCGTTTCAGTCCTGTGCGCAAAACTTCATTGACCTTGCGACTGACCAAAATGACCAAGATTTTATGAACCAGGTACTGGAAACCTATCAGGGAAAATTTCTGCCCCAAATTACGAAGGTACTGGACGCTGCTAAAACGCAAGATGCCAGTGCCACCATGCATGAACTGTCAAGCAGTGAGAATATTGCGGAGAGTCTCAACAAAAGCCTTGCAGATTGCTTGGATGAGATCAACAGCGATGCGGCGGCAACAAGCAATGACAATCAGACGCTGTTTTTAATGCTATCTATTGCTCTCCTGATCACCCTTCTGTTGGCAACGTCTGCCGCGCTAACGCTGAACCTGAAGCTCGTCAAAGCGATCAAACTGCCCATAAAAGAATTGGTCCGAGTCTCCGACGAATTCTCCATGGGAAAGTTGGATACGGAAGTCAATGTCACTTCCCAGGACGAGTTCGGAAGACTGGCTGATACCTTCCGTTTGGTATTCAGCCGGCTGCGGAGCATTGTGGCCGAGATTTCTACCATACTGAACGGAATTTCTGAAGGGAATGTTGCCCAGCCTTCTGTCCGAGAATACCTGGGAGACTATAAGCCCATATCGAACTCTCTAAACGAAATTTTAAATTCTTTAAACGGGCTTCTCTCAGTAATTCAGATCTCGGCAGATCAAGTTGGATCGGGCTCAGAGCAGGTATCTTCCGGGGCGCAGGCCTTGGCTCAGGGTGCAACCGAGCAGGCCAGCTCTATTGAAGAGCTTTCCTCGGCCATTGCGGAAATATCCAATAAGGTGAAGAGCAATTCGGAGCATGTAGATGAAGTGGCCGTCCACATGGGGAATACGATGGTACAGGTGAATGCCAGCAACGATCAGATGGGCCAGATGCTTGCCGCCATGCAGGATATTGACCATTCTTCAGATGAAATTGCCAAAATTATCAAGACAGTGGAGGAAATTGCGTTCCAGACCAATATTTTGGCTTTGAACGCGGCAGTAGAGGCCGCCAGGGCGGGAGATGCCGGAAGGGGCTTTGCCGTAGTGGCAGACGAAGTGCGGAACTTAGCAGGCAAGTCGGCGGAAGCCGCCGAGCAGACCACACAGCTCATCCAAAATTCCATGGGAAAAGTGGCCAACGGCAAAACCATCGCCCACAGTACCGCCGAGGCATTGGAAAAAGCTACTCGTGAAATCGAGCAAGTGAATGGGACTGTGCAGAAAATCAAACAGGATTCGGACGAGCAGGCGACCTCTGTGGCAGAAATCAGTCTGGGAATCGAGCAGGTCTCCGGCGTTGTGCAGAACAACTCAGCCACCGCAGAGGAGAGTGCAGCCGCCAGCGAAGAGCTCACTGCTCAGGCAAATGCGCTAAAGCAAGAAGTTGGGCATTTCCGCCTGAGAGAAAAAGGCTCTATGGAAACGGACTTTTCCCTGGAGAGCCCCGAGACCGTAATGGAGCAGGGGGAAAAAGATGCCCAGGCTGTTCCGGCAGCGAAATATTAATTCAGGGCTCTTTGACGGAACGTCTATTCGGCTCTCATCGCATAGATATGGCGAAGGTTGAGAACGTGGGTAGTCTGCGTACCAATACTTATCACGATCTTCTTGAAGCAATCATACATGGTACATAAGAGCGGATCCTGCCAGCTTTGTTGGTAAACACCAGGTTATTTTCTTTTTAGAGGCCTCTCACTTTCAAGCGTATTCAGGACTTCCGGTTTAATAGATTCCAAATACGGCACGACGTACTGCTTCATGTTTTTGCTGTACAGATGCCCCGTGGACCTATCAGTAGTTTTCAGTGTTCCATCCCCAGATACCGTAGTCCAGCCCGCCTTTTATATCGCAGATATAAATAAAAGTGCTCTTGTGAGTACACAGCACCGGAGAAAATTTGGCCCACTATACTTGAGAAATCCGAATTTAGTCCTAACAGGGTCTTGGTTCGGATTTCGTAACCGTCAAATGAGGATATACAATGGGCCTGCCAAAATAGGCAGGCCCATAAATTTTAAGCGGTGCTGTTTTTCGGTTGTAAGTTCCGGCAGCTTTCTGGAGCAAGGGGCCTTTACCCTGGACGTATACGGGCATGTCACTGACCAGATGAAACAAGAGCGTGCCGCCCGGATGGAAAGCTATATTAAGGATGTACTGAACCCGTAAGGGAAAACTCAAGGGAAAACAATATAAAAAAACCTGTAACCATTGCGGTTACAGGCTTTTTTGTGGCGGAGAAGGAGGGATTCGAACCCTCGAAGCGCTTTAGACGCTTACATGATTTCCAATCGTATAAAAATCTTTTATTTTCAGTAAAAAATAAATTTATGACTGCAATTTGACTACAGAATTAATTGTAGATCACATTTGCGGTCGGCGTTCCACTCGTGTGTACGGACATCACAAATGCCTCGCATTTAGGGCAATATACGTCTTCTGATTCACCAAATCCGGGCCAATTATCATTATAGTCGATTTCAAGTTTAATACCACACCCCGGACAAACCGTATACGCAAACTTTCCAGAATCATTCGAAAATATGAAACTTCCCATAGATTTAACCTCGCTAATAGTTTCTATTCCAAAAAATATGTAAGATTTCAAAAGCAATAGGAAACCAAAACGATTATTAATTATGCTGGCCAGATTTCCAATCCATATAAATCTTTAAAACATCCGGACCGGTAGTATTATGTCTATCCGCAATTTCCCATAGACGTTTTTGTAATATAGGGAGTCCCTCATTAAACGGAAGGTTTTGCTGCTTGATTTCAAGGTCAAGCTCTTTAATTTCATCAATAATTTCCATACCTTATTCTCCTTATCAGATATGCCTTGACTTCCTATTGCTTATGACCTTATATAAATCTCAACTTCTCTCAAATTATACCACAATCTTCCAATATGTAAAGCAAAATCCGACTCCCATGTTTTATCCTCAGAGGCGGACTTTGCTTTACATATTATACCACGGCCTATATGCCTCAGAAATATTGGCACACAGTATTAAAACTCTATATTTTTGTGTAAAATTTCTTTCTAGCACCTATTGACGTATACGCTAATAGGTGCTATACTTTAGTTACAGTAAAGGACAGGAGGACAGGAAAATGAAGTTCATGGGGATTATGGGTAGTGAAATGGTCAACAGCGTAGACGAGTCCAAGGTTAATGCGCTTGTCGAGTCTATGCTCTCCAATGGATGGCATGGCTGTCCGATCCTCGTCTGGGGAAACACTCTGGTAACCGGAAGCCACCGTTATGCCGCCCTCCAGAAGATCTATGAGATGGTCGATGATGGTGAGATCGATAGTGCCGCCGTCCTGGATCAAGATGTCGCAGCTGATGTCTCCGAGATCGTAGAGTCCGCCGTAGCTACACGCACCGCCGAGGATGGATACGCTTCTATGGTTGACTTTTCCGACATTGGTTGGATTTTTGAGGGTACTTGGGTTGAGGAATATAAAAATGAAATTGAGGAGTGGTAATTAATGAAAACAGCCGTTACACTGTTTGGCCTGGACACCGACGTATCTTACGATGAATCTGATACCTTTGCATTTACCACCAGCAACGGTAACATCTACGAGGAGTCCGTGATAACTGAGGACGGTCGCCTGATCGCATTTGACGAGGCGTGCAGTGCCTGGGTACAACTGGCCCCGGTGGCCGCTGATGTTATGGAGGTAGGTTGATATGACATACAAGACATTTTATCAGCTGTTCGGGGAGGCGTTGGAGAGCTCCAGCGCCGACATCTTTGTCGCAGAGCGCGGATGGCAGGACTGGATGGACACCGAGATGGGCGGTGACAGCGACGCCGTGATGGAGGTGTTGCAGCGTATCTACCTTGTGGCGCACATGACCTTGGCGGAAATCCGCGCAGTAACCGGATTGACGCAGGTTAAGTTTGCGGAGCGATTTTGCATTCCTCGGCGTACGGTACAAAACTGGGAGCTGCGGAACAACTGCCCCGACTACACCCGGCTGATGATGGCCGACTTGCTGGGCTTGGTCGGCGTAGAGCGGCAATGACCGGGAAGTGTAAATACTGTGGAGCGACGCTCAAACGGGCGGATAGAGTCTATTGCTCCTATCGCTGTGCCGGTTTGGATCGGCAGCATTATAAAACCTGTGTCGTGTGCGGTGCCCGTTTTGCCGCGCCCCCGAGCAGTGACAGTGTAACGTGCTCTCCTAAGTGCTCCGCAATTCAGCGCAGCCGCATGGCTGACGCGCGGGGACATACTGCCAAGATCAACGAGGAGCGCCGCTTACACCTGCAGACGACCGCTCCAGAGGATTGGCAGACAGCAAAGGGATGGGTGTTGCAGTCGCCTGATGATAAAAAATACGAGTGTAAAAATCTCATAGAGTTTTTTAGGACGCATCAAGACCTGATCGATTGTCCCCCAGAAACTGCAGCGCGTGGGATTAAAGTTGTCAAGTCCTCCATGACCGGCGGCAGGCGCAAAAACAAGGTCTACTGCTGGAAGGGCTGGCAGCTCCTCGCTTGGGACGACTGCGGTATCAAACCCAGAAAATAAGACCCGCCTCCAAGGTTTTGTCCTCAGAGGCGGGCTTCTTATCTTACATATTATACCACGGCCTGTATGCCCCGGTAATGTTGGCATAGGCCCGATTGCGCTGCATGACGCTGCCGCCGTTGGCCTGACTGGCAAGAGAGGTATTGCCCTCATAGGTCACCACGTATTTTCCTAGGACCTCCTTGACGATGCCCACATGCTCGGTGACCGTCTTGTCCTTGCCCCAGTGCATGAACAGGATGTCTCCGGGTTTATATCCAGATGTCACCCACTGGCCGTGCGCCCTGGCATAATTGGCCAGTGCGGTGCAGCTGGCCGTCCGGACCGGCAGTGGAAGGTCTGCCCGATCAAATACCCATTGTACATAGGCCATGCACCAGGCCGCAGAAATGCCGTACTTGCCTGCGCCCCAGAACCAGTCGTTGTACTTGACCTTGTTGGAGCCGGATGGATACTCGATCACGCCAAGCTGACTCTCGGCCCACTGCAGGACGAGGGCGCGTTTCTCTGCGTTGGTCACGAGGCATCACCGCCCGATGTGAGCTGCTTATAAATCTGATTTACTCCTGTGGCCGCCAGTCCGGAGATAATGCCCACTGAAATAGCCGTCAGCGGGTCCGTGGCCGGGAAATTAGGCAGACCGGTATACAGCGCCACCAGACCGAGAATCCCGCCCAGTGCGCCGCAAATCACCGGCAGCCATTTGTTATTGAGTGCGGTTGCCTTGGCCACCTGCGCGGCCAGATAGCAGATGACGGTAATTGCCGCCACAGTTGCAATGCCTAAAGATGTAAGATCCATGATATAATCCTCCTTAATCCACCAGGGTATCGCCCTGGACGTGGTAGGTCTTGCCACCGATCAGCAGCAGCGCGGTCATATCGCCGCAGTCGTTGTCTACCAGCTTGCCGTCCTCGACAAATACCTTGTCAAGGCTGCCGGTGCCGGTATCCAGCAGGCCAATGCCGTAGGCTTCGTCCGGAGTCTCGCCGGCGACGGTTTCCTCGATCTCGTCCTGCGTCAGGAGGTTGCGTTCGGGGTCCAGATACAGGTCGGAGCCTGCATCCTTCAGATCGGCGTTGGCCTGCTCCAGAGTGATCTCGCCCGTGGTGTATTTGCTCAGGATTTCATTGATTTTGGTATTCATATGTATTTCCTTTCCCCGGCTCTTGGCCGGAACAAAATTAATTGTCTACCACCGGGAGTTTGCGGATGTCTTCCACCAGTTTAGTGACCGTCCCGTTACCTCCCAGGTTGTGGTACTCCGTGTACATTCGGTTGACGTTATCGAGACCGTGCAGCGTAATGGAGCCCCGTTCCGTGTAGTGGTAATACGCCTGCAACACCCGGTCCCGCAACAGCGCCTGAATGCCCTTTTCGATGGCGTGCTGCCGTTTCCATAAAAAACAAATGCCTGTTATCAACCCACCCGCAAGCAGGCCCATAGCCCACTTGACCCACCAGTCTACAATCATTTCCGTCACTTTGTCGCCTTCTTAAATCAATCTGTAATGGGGCCGTGGTCCCTGGCCGGTCCAGTAATCCATCCAGTCAAACAGCACGATGGCCACGCCGGCCAACAGCATCCACAGCGCCGCATACTGTGGGCAGATCTGTCCCCACAGGTTACCCCATAGCCCGGAGTAGTCCCAGATACCGAGCCCCAGCCAAACGTTGAGGATCAGCCCGGTCACTAGCTCCGCCGCGGTGATGGTTAGTCCTCCGACCAGCGCCTGCAGCCACAGCGGCATCTCCCACGGGATATGATTGTTTGCCAGGTCCAGCGGGATGCACAGCGCCGCCGCCAGCAGGATCATGCTCCAATGGGTATACCCGTGGTGGATGATCTCCAACAGGCCGTACAGCAAGCCGCCAGCGGCCCAGCGGAGGATATGGTTAAGCACTTGCCGCACTGATGATCGCCTCCATGTTGGCCTTGAGGTCGTCCGGCAGCGTAGCTCCGTATGTAATGGCCGGAAGCTCGTCCGCTGTGGTAATCCGCTGAGCCCATGCCCGCAGGTGGTTGCAGTAGGTCGTGTGATAGAGGATGTGTGCCACGGCCGCCTTGCCCATGATCAAGATATCTTCCGCCGAATAGACCTTGCACAGCTGCCCATCCAGATGATACGGGTACCCGGAGGCCCCGCCCTGCACAGCTGCCTGCGCAGTGGACAGGTTGATCTGATCCTCCGGCGTCAGGCTGATGTGTCCCGTGGTATCATCCGAGAGCGTGACATCACATCCGGCGATTATGGCAGCCTGTGCGGCTGCGGACAGCTCGTCCAGTTTGGCGGTTCGCACCGTCTCCAGATCAGGCCCTGCCGGCTCCGGCGCGTTGGTCAGCACCAGCGTGGTGCCGTCCATGTAATGCCGCAGATAGTCCGCCACGGTGTCTGTGCGCAGCACCATGCCATCGTCGTGCTGGAGCTGAATGGTGTCACCGATAGCCGTTGGAGTGACTTTCAGCGGGATACGGACGGTACCCCCGCCAATAGTCGGGACGCCTGCGACGGTGACCGTCTCGCCGTTAGTAATAAGTTTCATTGATTACTCCTTCCACAATACATAGCGGTATGTATTTCCAGCAGTGAACTGCGCGTCCGTATAAGTCCCATTTTCATATATCGTTGCTACTCCGTTAGCTACAGAGAGATATAATTGCACAGCGGAGCTTACAACGCTCGAATCTTTTCCAACGATAAATGATGGATCATTTTGTCCGGCTCACAGACCTGTGTATGTCCCTGATTGTCTAATTACATTTACATGGTCTGGAATAAATTTTAACCCGCTGACTTGAAATGAGTGCGTAGTGGACGATGGTGTGAACGTTCCGACTGCAAATTTTGCTGCACCACCGATCCTTCGCAGGGCCAGTTCACCCATTGCAGATGCCTCCCCAAGAGGCCCCGCAGGGAGTAGCGAGATTTACTTGTGTGTGTGTGTGTGTGTGTACATACACACGGTCAAATGTTTATTTCTCACGGACTGTTCCTCCTCAATCCTCGATGCAAACCGCTTGGTAACGGCCAACGAACTTATAAGTTGTAGTGCTGGAATAAATGTGTATCTGGTCTCCGGTAATTTCCAGAGTTGGGTACAGACTGCCATAGCTGTAATTACTACTGTTTATCATAGTTCCATAGCCACTTCCTGATGCAACGTCACTAAATGTTATAGTTGCAACCGTTCCCGGAGCAGAGTACGCATCTTGCATAACTTTAAGGACGTAGATTCTACTTGGTTTAATAGTAAGGCCTGTAAAGTACATATTAGCGTTGCTAGATCCTTGATAAACTGTTAAAACCTGTACTTTTGCGCCTCCACCCATCGCTCTCTTGGCTAACTCACCCATCTATATCACCTCGAAATCACCACGGCCGCTTGGAAGTCCACGGTGGGCGCTCCATCCGGGCAGCGGGCATACAGGTATCCATCCGTATCACAAGACTCGCGGTCGATCATGGCAAAGGCTGCATCCGTCAGGGCCTGCGCATCGGCGTCCGTGCTTCCCACCGGCTCCACACGCACGTTTTTGCCGTCCGATGCCAGCAGCCCCGCAACGGACACCGTCTGCTCATAGCACCCGGTGGTTCCATTGAGCGTCCAGCTGGCCGTGGCAAAGGTCACGGTGACGATGGTGGGCTTAGTTGCAGCTCCTACATCCGCAGCGGTGGCTCCATGCGGATTGCCGGTGGTCTGGCTGTGATCGTATGCGGTCTTTCCCCGGTCACCGCGATAGGCTGTTGCTGATGTTTCCCCCAGCGCCAGACTTTGGGAAATCTCCACGTAGGCGGACCCGCTCCAGCGATAGGTCTTGTTGGTATCCTGTGCCACGTAAATTTTTCCGGTTTCACCGAAGGCCGGAAAAGCGGCGAGATTTAAATACTCCAGCACATCGTCCACGTAGGACGGGAGCTGAGCGGATGGCACCTTTCCGCTGGAATCCAGCTCAGCGACACCGCTTGACGCGCCTTTCTGCGCCAAAGGGATTTTGGCCGCCGCGGCGTCAGCGTTGGCTTTCATCTGCGCGTCAATAGCCGAGGTATTTTCGTTGAGTTTGGTGATGTCGGCATAGTCGGAAGTTTCCGGCAGATTCAGGCCGTAATTGTCGGTTGTATTCATGTCAAGTCACTCTCCTTAACGTCGGCCCATGTGTGGGTTGCCAGCTCGGCCCACGTGTGGGCCTTTACGGCGTCCCAGGTGTTGTAAATAATGATGTAATCCCAATGGAGATGCGCCGGCATGATCTCCCGCAGGGCCGCCGTCAGATCGTCCATGTTGGGTGGGATGCCGATGGTGCCCACAAACTTGATATCCAGGCCATACTCTGCCGGGTGCTCCGTGACCTCCACATCGCCGTTGGAATAGCTCTCTGCCACGTTCTGGATCAGCGCCACGGTGGTGGTGCCGGCTCCGCGTAGCTTGGAGCGGATGCGGCTCCGGCGATAGGCGATACTTTTCTCCACCTCCACGGGAATGCCCAGGGCCTGCTCCCAGTATTGGAGGCCCCATGTGGCGGTATCGACACACAGCTGATCTACAAGCCCGTCACGGGCTTGCCACGCTGCCAGAACATCCGGCTCCATTGCATCCTGCAGTGCTACAAACTGGGGAGACGCCGCGTAAAAATCCGGGTACCGAGCAATCAGAGGCGTCATGATACCGTCACCTCCGTCAGTACCGGAACCTCGTCCGCCGCGATAGTGATATTCTCGGTGCCTCCGCCCACAGTAAGAACGGAAAAATCCTTGACGCCGGAGATGCTCAGCAGCAGATAAGACACCCGGTTATAGGACACCGTGTAGGTCTTACCCTCCATCGTCTCAAAGTCCAGATCAATGGCGTCGTCAAAGGCACTCTTCGCCAGGTCCTGCAAATAGGACTCCAGCGCCGCCTGGAAGGCTGCCTGCACCGTTGCCAGTGTGGTGGTGCCGTCTATGGTGATGGTGGCCATCACAGCCAGATCGTGAGCCGTGGCGGATACTACGGTCACGGCAGGCCCCACGGGGCGCTCCTTCTCGATGTAGGCCACTGCCGCCGCTCTCACGGTCTCGTCCACCGGCTCCATATTCTGGGATGCCAGGATCACCTTGACCGTGCCTGGACCGTCCCACTTGCTGACGATGCGGGCCGCGCCCACACCGTCCACGCTCGCCGCCCACTGCTGATAGTGATAGGGATTTCCGGAGGTCGGTGCCCGGCGCAGTTGGTTCTGGAGCCGAGACAGCAACGCTGCGTCCGTCTCGGCGTCCGTCCCGCCAGTGGCCGCCCCATTGGCGTACCCTGTCACGCCGCTGTAGTTTTGCAGGGCGGTCACGATCTCCCCCGCCCCGATGTTGTAGGCGTCCCCCACTTCTGCCGCTGTGAGCGTCCCTGTGGCCGTTCCTGCGGTTATGGTGGCGTCCGCGTCAAGTGTAAAGGCAAGTCCCGCCTGCGTATAGTAAACAGCACCGGCGGGCACCGTGGACCCGTCCGAGCCGGTAAAGGTGATTGTGCAAGCTGCCAAGGTACCTGCCTTGCGGGTCAGGCCAAAGACGGCCGCTTGTTTGTCGATGTACTCCCCGGACGTCTCGTCCAGATAAAACATGGGGATCAGAGCGTCCATGCTGTGATAGAGGTTGTAGATTTCCAAAGCCGCCGCGCTGAGCACGTCATTGGCAAAGCTGCCCTCCCGGGTCTGCAGATCGCTGTTGGTCAGCCGGGCAAGCATGTCGCTCTTGATGCCTTCAACGGTAATATCCTCAAACACTGATACTCACCTCCCCGTAAATCGTCACGACGGTGCAGTTGATCGTCAGCTGATCACCGGCAAAGGACACGTTGATGTTATCCACGGATGAGACATAGGGATTGATCTCCAATGCCTCCCGGATGTATCGGGCCGCCTCGCTTTGCTTGATATCGGTGGTGTAAGCCTGCCCGATCAGGCTTTCCGCTTCACAGCCAAAGTCCCATGTGTAAATCTCATGCCGGAAGCGCACCGTGTGCAGCGCCTTCCAACACCAGACCTTCACCGCAGCGGCCCCGGTGACCTCCACCGGCTTCCCGCCGGAAAAGATCGGGCGGTTGTTGGTAAAGTCCCAGGCAATTTCCCGGCACAGCGGCAGGCTCTCAACCGCCGGCGTCTCCACCTCCGGCTGGATGATGGGAAAAATCTGCGTCATGTCGCCTGCACCACCTTGTCAATAAGATAAAAGGTCTGATCATCATCCGTCAGCAGCAGTACCGTATCCCCGGCTTTGAGTACGGGCTCCCGCACTTCTATCTCGGCCTCGCTGCCGTCCACCGCACCGGTGGAGCAGGTCAGCCCGGACAGCGTCACCGGCTCCGTATGCCCCTTCAGAAGTCGGGCACTGATATAGATGCGCTCTGCTTCCTGGGGCGTCCCCTCTACGTTCAGCGTGAGAGGGCTCGTGGAAAGGACGGTGCCACAGGTCATCCGGAGTGCATCCGTTTCGGCCTGTTTGGCTCCCTCGGTACGCATGAGATTGCGCAGACGGGTATAAGGATTGCCCTGCATCATTCTGTCCTTTCCGGTGTCCGAATCGGACACCATTTATTTTGTCGGGACGCTCCCGGCCTCCTGCTTATCCATGAGATTGCGGAAATCCAGCGTCAGTTTCGCCTGATAGATTCCATTTTGCTTGGTGTGGCTGTCCGACAAGATCCAAAAGAGCCCGTCGGTACCCGTCGTGGGCTCGTGGACCACTACCGTGTTGCCGGTGATCAGCCTGGGATTGCCGATGCACTGCGCCGTGATGGTAGTTTTAATGCCATTATCCTCCAGCAGCTGCTTTGCAGTTTTGGCGGAGTCCTCGCTTTTGCTGGCCTTAATGGCCTCCTCCATCAGCCCATACAGCGCTGCATAACCCTCCGGGCTCTTGTAGGTGGCAATCCGCTTGTAATCGTCGTCGTATATCGCCACGGAGTTGACCATATCCGTGATGGAGTCGATGCTGGAGCAGTTCAGCAGGTTATTTCCGGGAATCAGTCGCAGAGTGTCGGCGTTTTTTTGCTTAATTACTACGTTGAGCAGGTCGCCGGTAAACCGCACCTGATACTGTTTTCCCGTCTGCTCCGCCGCCAGCGTGTAAAGCGTCTGGATCACCTGATAGATCGAGGAGCCCAGAAAATTGCGGCTCAGCGCCACACCGGTGGCAGCCAGAGAGCCCACGGAGATCCCATACTGTCGGCATAGTTGCTGGGTGATAGCCTCCGGAGTCTGTTTGCGCACCGGCAGATACACCTTGTTGCGTTTCAGATAAATTCCCCAGTCGTAGGACACCGGAGATAAAAACTGCTGCGAGCTGTCCCGGCTCCGTTCAAAAACACGGCCGGAGAACAGCAGATTGGTATCATGGTACAGCCGCACCGCGCCGCCCAAGTCGCACAAAGCCGTCGGAAGAATATCGGCTGTCAGTTGCCGAGCGCAGTCCGCATAGCTTCCGGACCAGGCGAGGGATTTAAGGTAACTCGTGATGTCCGCCGACTTGGCACCGTCCAAACTCCAGGTTAAAAGGCGAAAGGCGTCGTTAAAAGCCATGCTTCCGCCTCCTCATAAATTGCCCTTGTCGGTGATGGTGATCCGCTGTCCTACTCGGATCAGATTGGCGTTTTTAATGCTGTTATAGCTGGCCAGGCTGGCGTACAGCGTCCCATCCCCGTAATACTTGCGACAGATGCTCCACAGCGTTTCTCCGGATGTCACAATATGGACGGTGGTTGCCTTCGTGGACGTAGCGGCCACCCGCCCGGTGTTGCCGGTGGAAGTCTTTTCTGTGGTTTCCATGCCCAGATACCGGTACCGCCGGAACGTCAGTTTAACCGTCACATCGTTGGTGCCGTCATATTCGCCGTAGATCACCGGACCCAGCAAGACAGGATAGGTCACAGAGGTACCCGGAATGATCAGCCGGAGCACGGTTCCAGCCAGACTCCAGCCCACCAGCTTTTCCACGGTCACATAGGGACTTCCAGACCATGCGGCATCCGTATAACTCCGGCTTGACGTGGGGAGCAAAAACTCCATCTGCTGGTTAAACAGCTTCTCCAGGCCGGGGAGATTGACCTCTCCGGCCTGGGCCATGTCCAGAGCTTCCACATTCCGTCCGGACTCAAACTCAAATTGAGATGGCGTGACGGGCAACAGCATCGCCTCGCCCGTTTTGGTATTGATCAGAGTGATATTGCGCAGCACGTCCTCGCCTCCTAATCCTCTCCAGTCATCGCGGATCGTTCCAGCTTGGTCACGATCGCCTCCGCGATGGCGTCAACGTCGCTGTCCTGGCGGACGGTAAAATTTGCGCCAGCAAAAGAGACCGCTACACCGCCGCTGCCGCCCTTCTGACGGGCCTGGGCCGCTGTCAGAACCTTTTCGCCCTGGTGGAGCAGCGCCGGATAGTTGTCATAGGGCACATAGTCAAGCCCGAATGCATCGCTGTTGGCCCCACCACCGGCTTTGTACGCATTGAGAATGTCGCTGGCACTAGACTGGCTGTTGATCGTCGGACCGAAATCGCTGGTGTTATTGGAGCTCATAGCAGCCGCCCGTCCCAGGGTAAATTGATTACCAAGTTCATATCCGGCGTCATAATAGTCTGTGTTCAGCGCAGAATCGTCCCGGACGGCTCCGATCAGAGCCTTCTGGCTCTCCAGCTCCAGCTGCGCCCCTTCACTGGCATTATAGTTGTTGATGCCCTGAATCTGAGCCCTGGCGAGGATTTCTCCCATTTTCGCGGCATCGCCGGTAGCCTGGGCGGACCGGTACTCATTGGAGCTCATGGCGGTCGTCTCCGCGTCTCGAATGGCCTTCTCCTTGGCGTTTTCCAGGGACGCCTGCCACGCGCCGATCGCCGAGTTTGCCTCTTCCATGCGGGTTCCGCTGGAGCCGGTCAGATAATCCTGCTGGGCCTGGATGCCCTTTTTACGCTCCTCGTTGTAGCCTTGGCCCATAGCAGCGTCCATAGTATCCTGTGCGTCCTGCAGGTTGTTTACCATGGCATCGTAGGTGGATGCCAGTTTATCCGACAATCCGCCGAAGGTCTTGTTGATATAATCCAGGATGGCCTGGGCGGCTGTGTCACCGGAAATTTTCCCTTTGGTCACCATGTCGGCAATACTGCTCTTTTTGGCCCCGGTGGCGTCGGCTAAGGCCTGATAGACGTCTACACCACGCTCGGAAAAGTAGTTGAGATATTCTGCCGTTGCCTTTCCGGTGGTGCGCATCTTGGAAAGGCCGGATATCAGCGTGTCCACGTCGGAGCTGTTGAGATCCAGTCCCGCGGTGGCGTCGGAAAGCGTCTGCAGCACTCCGAAAACCTTGTCCGGCTTGTAGGTGTTTAGCAGCTTTTTGGAGTAGCCCGTGATCTCGTCATAGGAATAGTTGGTGTCCTGGGCCATTTCCTGCACCTTGTTGAGATAATCCTTGGCCGCCTGTGCGCTGCCCAACCGCTGGGCAAAAGCAATCTGCGTCTGCTCACGGGACCCGGCAATGGTGCTGCCATTGGAAAGGCTGGTGCTCTGCTGCTCCGTAACAGTGTTGTAAGCGTCCTGCACATAGGATTTAAAGGCATCGTCCTTGCTGCTCTGATTGGCTGTGACGCCCTGCAGCAGTCCGGACGCTCCGCCCACCGCCGCGCCGATGGCCACACCGATTGGATTGCCGGATAGAGCGCCGATAGAGCCACCGGAGATTGCGCCGCCCAGAATACTGGATAGCAGCCCTCCCGTCTGACTGCCGGCGGAACTGGAAATCAGGTAGTTGGCATATTCCTGCACACTGCTGCCAACCATCTGCCCCAGGCCCGCCGTCATCAGCCCTTTGAGGAGACTGCCGGACGATCCGCCGGACTCGTTGCCCAGTTTGCGCATTTGCTCCTGGGTGTTGCTGATCTCCTTCCGGGTGCTGCGGGACGCCTCTTCATAGGCTTTTGCCGCGTCCGTCAGATCCTTGTACTGCTTTTTCGCGTTATCAAGGTTCAGGCGGCTCTGCTCGTCCCCGTTTGCCTTGAAAGCGGCCTCCGCCTCCTTCAGCGCCTTCTTGGCCGCCGTAACCTGGGTAGAGGTCTCGGCAAAGGATTTATTAAAACTGTCGTTTTTCTTACTCAGCTGCTGGATGCGGGTTTGCAGCACCTCAAATTCCTTGTCCAGGGCTTTGCTGTTGCCCTGGACGGATTTCATGGTGCCGCTGATCTCGTCGTATGCTTTGAGTACAATGGATGCCTCTGACACTCTGCCTCACCTCTCGTCCCGTAAATCACATTCATGGAGGGCAAACGCCCGGATCAGATCCTGCCAACCGTCCTCCCGCTCATAAAGGTCCCGCAGGTCGCGGGCCGACCAATTGTGGGCGGAGAACAGGTAAAACAGCAGGCTCACTTCCGGATCGCGGCCCCCCTCTAGCCGTTTTTTACCTCATCCAGCGCCCCGGAAAGATACCCGGAGAGAAGCTGTATCTGCACAGAGATTTCATCGATCTCTCCGGCGGTCAGCTTGGCCTTGATAGCATCAAAGGGCGTCACAATGCCGTCGCTCTCGTCCAACAGCCGCTTATCCCGGAAATCCGGCTCCGCGCAGCCGTCCAGGACAATACTCAGCGCCCGGTCATCCTCCAGCTTCTGGGCCTTTCGGATTTTGTCATAGGGCAGCCCCCGCAGGGTAAAAATCACGTCCTGTCCCGCCAGTTCCGTCAGACGCTTCACCATGAAGCGCTTTTCAGGCAAATGCTTCCGTACATTCTGCACCTCCGGCCGGAGCAGCAGATCCAACACATTTTCAGTCTTGTTTTCCATTTACGCCTCCACCGTGTCCAGATACTTAAATCCGGTAGCTGCGAAGGGAAGCGTCACCGTTCCGCTCTTGGTCATTGCCCAATCCGCCAGCGTCTGGTCGTCGAAGCTGACGCCATAGACGGCGATCCGTTCAGCACCGTAGGCGTCCGGATCGTCCAGCTCACCCACCAGCGTATGACGTATGTCCTTTCCGGCCATGGCGGCGACAATATCATCCACATGCCGGGTATAAACCTTATCCACCGTAATTGATCCGGTGATCTTGACGCTCACCAGCTTGCGGTCGGTGGCCATCAGGCCGGCGCGGGCTTTATCCTCATAAGTCTTAGATACCTTGACCTGGAATGCGGTACACTCCGCCCACATGTCTCCGTCTTCCCACAGCTGCCCATGGGTTCCATTCATAATCCTTTTTGCGCTATCCATGATGTCCTCCCTTACATGGTGATAGCCATCTTAATATCCTCGATGGCGTTAATCGGCTTGATCGTGACAGCGATAAATACCCATGTCCCGGTATTGGCCTGCTTGATTTCCTGCTCCGTCATGGCGCTGGTATCCGTCTCCTGACTCTGCAGATACGCTTCCTGGGCATCCACGTCGATGCCGCAGACAAAGCCGGATTCAATCAGGCCACCGTCCGCCAGCGTCTGAAGGTAATCCTGGATTGCGGAGACCAGCAGCTGCTTGTTGGCGTACGTATTTGAGTATTTTCCGATGTAGCTGTCCTGGGCTGCCTGACGCAGATCGTGATCGATCATGTCCAGCAGCTCCACAATCTTGATGTACTTCCAATCGTCGCCCTTCGCGGTTGTAGTAGTCTGGAAACTGTTGACGGACCGGCCGGTTTTAACCTTTTCTCCGTCCCACCACCAGATAAATTTTCCGGCCCCGACGGCGTCATCCCGCTCCGCCTGCGTCAACCGCTCCACATCCGTCGCCTCGCTCATGGGAGCAAAGGTGGCAGAGATCGTCATAGGTGCGCCGGCCAGCAGACCCGCGATCCGTCCGCAGTAGGCCGCCGCATCAAAGGTGTCAGTGCCCACCACCGTGCCGTTGGTCGTCACGTTGATAATGGCGGGATCGTCCGCTGCCACATCGGGAAGCACGGCTTTGTAAATTGCGTGATTGTCCGCTCGTTGCGCCAACACCCAGGTCTTGAGAATGGCGGCTTCCTCCGCGGTCAAGTCCGATGGACCTGCCAGATAGTCAAAGGACTGGGTGGCCAGCCAGACAAGAGCGGCACTGTCAGACGCGATCACGTCCGCCGCTCCCATGATGTAAAGCAGGACTTTCTTGGGCGGATTTGCCGAGCCGGACACCGCCTCATACCCGAGAAACGTCCGCATTACCGCCGCCTGATTGGCCGCGCCCAGTGTAGCGGGGATCTGCTTGTTGGATGCCAGGGAAAAGGTTTGCCCGGTCAGTGCGGCATCCCGCAAAATCAGGGCAACCACGCCCTTTTGACTGCGTACAATGGCCGTGCTGGCCGCCTCGGAAAAAGTAATGGATACGCTTGGCATGGTTAAAGTGCTCATTCAGATGCCTCCTTAAAAATCATTTGCAGCTGCTCCATGATGGGCAGCGTCTCCGACGGCGTAAACTCGCTGCGGTCGTAGGTCAGCGAAAGTGTCACCGTCGTCACGGTATAATCAAAATTGTGCTCCGTCTGGACACTCTCTACGCTGGGGGCGCGGTCGGCAACCTTAAGATAGCCCTGGCCGAACACGCCGCCTACAATCGTCATGGTGCGAAAATCCAGCAGCACCGTGTCAGAGTTGTAATAATCGTCCACCGGCACAAAATCGGTGATCTTGTAGGTAAATAGCAGTGTCAAAGCATTGGGACGGATTCCTCCCAGACGGATAGAAAGCAACTCCACCAGGTTGCTGGGGCGGCTGAATTTGTTGGGCGTCCGATTTTCATAAATCGTCTCGCCCGGAAACTGCGCCGACAACGCGGCCTTGATGGCTGTCATAAAATCATTGGGTCCGATCATTACGTAATCTCCCTAAAATCATCACCGAAAACATCGTCAATGACATTTTCCAATCTAGCAAGGCACAGGTCCGCCGCATGAATGGCAATCTGTTCCGCTTCCAACTTCGAAAAGGAATAAAATTGGTATCCCTTCACATAGACGCCGTTTCCGCGCAGCCGGGGTTTATAATACTTTGCTCTTCCGCTTGGCATTCTCACGCCGTGCCCCTGCTCCAGATATCGAGTGATCTTCTTTTTATCAGATTCGCCGCCGGTTGTGATTGCGACTCCATCATCCGGACGAACAGCCACATATCCACCGCCGCTTCCGATTTCCGGAGATTGCCAGCTGCGGACACGGCCAAACTGATCGTTGACGCCCTGCTTCCCGATCTGGGACTGGACCTCCTGCATCAGGGCTTTGCCCGCCTCAAATAGGGCTGCGCGTTTCGCCTCCGGCATGATTTGAATGACTCGCTGCCATCCTTTTGCGCCCCAGAATTCTTTCCAGCGGGTCATGTCCAGATCGTTCCTCGCCATTTACACGCCTCCCACATCCGCACGCCTGGTGATTTCATATTCGTTTTTATACTTGTCCAGCGTGTGAGCGATCTGGACCGGATAATTCACAGTGCCGCAGCGTACGCTGGAGCCCACATCCAGCGTAATCACCTTGGGAACGACCAGCACCAGCGTGGTGGTGGTCACCGCCATCGGCTCCTGCTGGTCATGGCCCAGATATTTCTCGGTCAGAATGCCCGGGAAGCGATGTCCGGGCGTCTCCGCATTCACGTCCGCCTGGCAGGTGATCGGGTCGCACAGTGCCGCCTGCACGGTACTGCGCAGCCCATCTCCGACCGGTACGATGGAGGTAACAAAACAAAATTGGTTCTTCCACCAGAGCGCTGAAAGCAGCGTCAACTTGGGATTGGCCCACATCGTAAACGTCACGCCTCGGGCTCCGATGCCCACGGAAGAAAACAGGTTGCTCTTGGTATCCATCTCCGCCGTTGCCCAGGCCGTGTACAGCGTATCCCAGATGTAGATGTCCTCGGTCTCGTCATAGACCAGCTGCATCACCTGCACGCGCTGATTCATCGCGCCCACGCTTGCCATGTCTTCCTCCCTTCCGCCCCGGTGTCCGAATCGGACACCGGGGCAAGTCCTTAAAATGAGATCGGGCTTAACTGATTGATGATCTGGCGAACACCAAGCGGGAAATCCATGGATTTCCCCTGTGTCTCGTCCTCGTCGCCGCGGTTATCGTCCCAGAACAGCACCATGCCGTTGACTGCCAGATCATAGAGCTTGTCCCCGCCGGCGTTCGTCAAGTCCGCATCCGCGGTATTCTCTGCATCAGGACGGATAATGTCGGCATTGGCCAGATACTGCACCGCTGAGTCATAAAACTCGGTCAGTGTCGCCTTTACTTCGTCGTCTTCGGAAAACTCCTCTTTTTTGCAGTATCGTAGCAGCGATGTCATTCTGGCATCCGTCATAGCTTAAATCACCAATTTCCAGTCGTTGTCGGCGGGCAGATAATGAACAGCGCCCGACATCGTGGCGGCACAGACCACATCAGCATCGGCATCATGCTGGAATTTGACGGCATAATAGCCGCCCCGATCCGCTGTTACCTTGGCGGAAACAACCGCCAGTGCGGACGCCATGGCCTCCGACACGGTAAAGGTCTTTTCGCTCACTTTTACGGCGTTGGTGCCGGCCGCATCGTCCGCAGAGTAGATCCCTGCCGTCAACGTTTTTCCCGCGGCCAGTGCTCCGGTAGTGATAAGGAACTCCACTTCGGAGAAGCCGGAGACAGAAAGATAATCGCTGGTCTTTTCCGTGGCAGTCGCCACCGCCTGGGGGACAAAAGCCACCTGATGTGCAAACGCTTCGCAAATTCTATTCATCGTTACTACCTCCTAACTTATCCGCGTGCGGCCAAGCCGATAAACGGGCTGCGCAGCTTGGTGCTGTTCTTGATTTTCAGGGGTTTATTGATCTTGGGAGCGCCATTGCAGCGCATGACCATGCGGAAACACTGCTGATCAGTCAGAAATTCCACATGGATGGACCAATCCTGTTTTGCGGTGCCCTTGACCAACAGGATGTACTGCAGCGGATCAATCAGCGTCACATCGCCCAGGGAGCCAACCGCAGAACAGTTGTCGTCAAACAGGACAGGCTTATTCAGAACCCGCTGCGTATCGAAGTTACCTAGACCGCCCTCGGGATTCCAGAGGAATTTGGCTGCGTTACCGCTCTCGATGTGCAGATAGGGAAGCTGCTCTTCCACATCGGGGTGCATTACCCAGACCAACCGGTCGCGGTTGCGGGGCATAGATCGCGCCTGCATTTTAATCGCGTTGTCTCCCACAAATGTCTTCGCTACCTGATCGGTCTCTTTATCCACAGAGATCAGAGCGCCGGATTTCAGATAGCCGAGAGGCTTTCCAACGCCGTCTCCGGAGATTACGGAACCAGCCAGCAGACGGTCCGAGGCCAGGGAAAACGCATTGCCGAAGAACCCGGACATGAATGCCACATCCTGCAGCATTTCATCCGTGCAGTAGGCAATGCCCATCATCTTTTCCAGATCCATCTTAACCTCGTTGAACTGAGGCTTACTGGCTTTTACCGAAGCGCCCTCCGCGGCCCAATACATCATGATCCCGCCGAAAACAGACTCAGAGACATCGGTCTCGTCACCTCGCAGCCAGCGGGCACTGTTGGAGGGATTGGATACCACATAACGATCCAGGCGATTCAGCAGCGGGCTCTTCTGCACAGCGCTTTCCAGAATCGTGCCGGCGAAATCAGTCTGCAGCGCAAAGCCGCCGTCCGGGCCGGTAATTGTGGAAGTACCCAGCACATCGTCATTCACCTGCATCAGACGCTTATCCTGCGCAAGGCCCTTGGTCTGTTTATAGATTGCCTGCAGCTGCTCACCCAGGCTGTCAAAAACTTTCAGGCCCTTTTTCTCCCCCTTTATGGGTTCGCCACCTTTGTCATGCAGAATACTGTCGTCCGGATGATTCTCCGGCACCGCATTCTTGCGGCTGGCGTCCATGAGCTTTTCCAGCGACTGAATATTGGTGTTGATGCCCTCCATCTGAGCGGTAACTTTATCAACCTCCTCAAATTTGCCGTCCGTGGCCAGCGTTTGCGCTTGGTCCACCAGCTGGGACTTCTGCGCCCGCAGCTCGCTGATTTTTTCCATGTAGTCCATTTGCATTTACTTCCTTTCGTCTTAATAACTCGCAAGCGCTCTGATCCGAGCCAGGGCGCGGCTTGCTTTATCTTTTTTTCGGGCCTCCGCTTTTTCCGCGGCAATATGGTCCTGATACCGGGCCCGCATAGCCGAGGTAATACGGATGCGGGAGCCGACGGCGGCCACCATCGGAGCCGGATCAGCGCCGACCGCATCCCCCAGCTTTACGATTTCATCGATCAGGCCGTATTCTAGGGCCTGCGAAGGGGGAATGTAGATGTTTTTATCCATTAAAGCGATCAAATCCTCCTTGGATTTGCTGCTGTTCCGGGCCGTGTACATTTCGAGGATGCAATCCCTGGCGTTTTTCAGGCCCTCCGCCGCGCTTTCCATTGCGTGAAAATCGCCTTCCTGGCCACCGCTGGGATTGTGATAGCACAGCAGAGCTCCAGGCTCGCTCCGGATCACCGTACAGGCAGAAACGGCCAGCGTGGCCGAGGATGCACCCCAACCTTGGAATAAAGCCTCCGTTTTCCCGGAATAACGCCGCAGCATGGAGCGAATCTCGCCTCCCACCGTCATATCTCCTCCGGGAGAGTTGATCAGGATCGTCACATCTTCTCCATTTGCCTTTTCCAGAGCCGCCGCAATGTCCATGGGGGCCGTAATATCGCGCCAGCCCCAGTAGCGCAGAACATCGGCGCTGTCGTTGTCCCAGAGCTCGCCTCTTAGTGCAATATCCATCTATTTCTTGCCTCCATTTATAATGTTTTGAAGAGAACCAAGGTTCTTACTTGCCAAAAATTGCTTACCAATCCCGCCCGGAATAGGATTTTTCTCCTCCAACGCCCGGCATTCATCCGGATTGTAGACGCCGTTTTGGATCATCCGCTGATAGAACTGGCCTCGGCTCTCATCATCGCCCCGCATCAGGACGGATACATTGCCTTTCATGTACCAGCCCTGTGACCGCTGGAATGGCAGCAGCGCTTTGTAGGTATTTTCCTGCTCCCACTGAGTTACATATGGCACCAGAGTATCCGTCACATAGTCCACACGCTGCCGGGCATTGCTGTCATAAGACTCTTTTCCGCTCTGCAGCATGTATTTCGGGATTCCGGTAAAGCGGCTGATCTCCTCCACGCCGAAAGCCCGGCTTTCAATGTACTGTGCGTCACTCTGGCTCAGACCGATGGGATTGTATTTATAGCCACGGGTCAGAACAGCCACGCGAAAAGCATCCTCTCCCATTGGAGAAAACCGCTTGAACTGGTCCCGGACCTCTTCGCGGCCTTCTTTCTTCAGGTCGGGGTCCACTTCCACAATTCCGCTCATCCGGGCACCGTTTTGATAGAACTTTTTTCCATATTGCTGGGCTGCACCCTCTGCGCCGATGGTTTCATGGGCAAGATCCAGGAGGCCGCGCCCCTGGATTCCGTCGTAGCTCTCGAAGAACAACATGGAGAGCTCATATCCGGTAAAGGAGTGGAATGAGCCATCCACTGTAAAGTCATACCAGTATTGTCCGGTTTCCTGATCCCTCCGAATGTGGCAGCATTCCGTCGGGAGCGGCAGTCGTTCTATGATTCGGCCGCTTCCATCACGACGATTCCAGCAGTATCCGACACCCCGCCAGAAAGCATTGGACATAATGGTATGTCCGCACATAAACGGCGACATATTGTCATTGGGACGAACTTTGAATACTCGGTCGATGGACTCATCACTGACAGCCTGCCGTTCTTCTCCATTTTTCTGGTAAATGGACATGGGAATTAATCCGAAAGAGCAGGTCAGAATACGGTGAGCTGCTGCCACGGGTGAGAGTTTTTCTGCGCCCCATCGGCCCGCATCGTATACCTCGCCGGATAAAAAGAGATCGCTGAACTGTTGGTTGACTTCATCCCAGGTCAAAGAGCTGTATTCAACTGCCCGTGGAGGCCGGATTGCTTTGGATAAAAACATCATTTCCTCACTTTCCGCGCTTGGCCCTTGCCACCGTCACAGCATAGGCCGCGAAGCAGATACCAGCCACAGCCAAAGCCGCCGCATAACCATATCGAATTGCAGCTGATGCAATAAAGCAGATGCCTGCCGATACAAATAGCAAGTCCTCAAAATAAAGGCCCAGCAGCTCAACCACTTTTTCTTGGCTTGCCCGCCGCCTCTGTCGTTTTTCCTCCTTGGTCATAGGCCCCAGTCCTCTCCTAAGTGTTCTGTGTCAAATGTTGCTTTGTTCCGCATAATCATCCACACCGCCACGACAATGATCATGCCGACAGACGGGTCAATTCGTCCGGTAGACTTATTTTTCAGCGGTTTTTCGTTTCCGTTACCATCCACATAGCAGCGTACATTGCCAAAACACCACCGGGCACAGGTATTGTGGACGTGCAGCATCTCATGCTTGATCATTCCGGTCTCGATCTCCTTCATGGCAGGGCTCATATTCTTAAGGTCCTGCGGAATCTCGATGACATCCACAATCGGCGTAAGCCGCTGCGTAATCGTCCGGGACAGATAGGGGTCAAAGCCCACTGCTTTGAGGTTATAATCCCGCTTTGCCTGCGCAATGGTCGCTTCCACGTCACCGTAGTCGATTACATCGCCCTCACATAGCTTTATGAATCCCGCACGATCCCAGTCCCGATACGGAACATGGTCCCGTTTTTCCGCCGCTTCCACGTTTCCACGCGGACGCCAGATATGGAAAAGGAAAATACCATGATCTAGCCCGTTCTGAACCGGAAAAAACAGCACAAATGCCGTCAGGTCCCGGGAGGAGGAAAGGTCCACACCGCCGTAACAGAGCTTCCCTTTCAGCTGTTCCAGCCACTTCTCCCGCTCCGCCTTGGCGGACGGACCCCACTGGGTCTTGTCCCACAGCGTCAGCGGCAGCCATCCCACCGCTTTGACGGAGATCCACTGATTCAGACGCAGCCAACGAAACAGCTTTTCGTCTGCTTCACTCTTTTTGGCGGCCATGGCCTCCATCCGCAGCGTGCGGATCTTCAAGTGCTTTCCCAAGGATGGATTGCACATGTACCATAGCCGCTCATCCCAGATATCAACCTTGGCCAAGTCCTCCGGATCATCGCCAAATATTGCCGTCAGGCCGTAGAGCACTGGCAGCCAGTTCGGGAAATCCCGGCTTAGCAGATCCGCTTCCGCAGCCGGAAGGTCCTCTTTCTCCACATGGCGGAGAGACAGCACGGTGCATGGATCGCCGTCCTCATCCAGCACCTTGCGGAGCTTTCGGGCGTCCCGGATGGCCACGGCCTTTTCGTGGATTTCCCAGCCAATGGAGCCCCGGTCCGGGTCGTCGCCGGCGGTCGTCAGCACGATATATACCGGCTGCTTCCGACCGGAGCCGGAGCCGAAGGTCATAACGTCCCACAGGTCCCGATTCGGCTGCGCGTGCAATTCATCGAAGATCACACAGCTGGGCTTATAACCATGCTTCGAAAAAGCCTCGCTGGACAGCACCTTCATGATGCCGACGATCACCCATTTAAAGCCGCCGTTACCGGTGCGGATGCGCTGTCGGTACTCAATCCGCTTCTGGGATTCCACAATTTTCAGTTCCCCGCGGGCGATCATCTTAGCCGTCCAGGGAGCCGATGTCAGCATAAACAGCGCCGCATTAAATACGATGCCAGCGTTTTCTTTATCCGCTGCGCAAATGTAAACCTCCGCGTTCAGCTCGCCATCCGCAAACAGATGATAAATGCCCAGAGACGCCGCCAGTTCACTTTTGCCGTTTTTCTTTGGAATCTCCAGATAGAGATACCAGTATTTCCGCAGCCGTTCGCCGGTCTCCTCGTCCTGGTCCATCGTGGAGTAAAACTCCATGATGGGATCTCGTTCCCAGTCGTACAGCTTAAACGGCTTTCCGGTGTCCGTGGTCGGCAGCCGCTCGATGAAATCACAAACGAACAGCCCGGCCCCCTCGTCAAAATACTCGTGGTTTTTCTCCGGCATGGGCCATCACTCCGTGGATGCCATGGCGCTGGCCTGCCGCGCATGGAGCCGCTTTGAAAACTCGTCGTCTCCTTCTGCCGCGGGAGCAGCGGCTGGAGTGAGCACCTTCGGGAGCACCAGCCGGCAGCGGGATGTGATCGACAGGCCCATTGCCTCCGCGCACTGGCGGCACTGTTTGAAATAGGATGCCTGGATGCTGCTCCAATCCTTGGCCTTCACCTCGTCCTTGGCCCGGATCGCGGTCGCCGCCTGCTTATCAGCCCGCACCCAGCGTTCCCGCGTGACCAGGTACTGCGCAAGGATATCTTTGTCCAGGTCCGTATAGAGCTCTACACGCAGCAGCATCTCGCCCAGCTCCTCAAATTCGGCGTGAAATTTCTTTGCCAGCCACTTGGGAGGGATCGCCTTCTCCGGCGGCTCGACCTTCACTTCTGCATCCAGCCGGGCATCAATCTCCGCCTGGGGCATGTGCTTTTTTCCGTTTGCTATCACCACGCTGGTGGGCTGTCGTTTTCCTGCCATCACTCAGCACCTCCTCCGGCAGAAATAAAGGGCCGTCACAGGCCGGACACCTCCAGCCATCCATGCACTGGCTTCGCGTCTGAATAGAATATCCGCAGTCGCGGCAGCGCCATGTTGTTAAAGCCATTTCGTTGTCCTTTCCTTCCGGCGCATCACCCGGCCCTCGCGGTTGGTTCGCGGGGGCCAGGCAGGAGAGAAGGAATGAAAGCCGGCCGGCAAAGGCCGGGTAACACGCCGGAATGCTGTTCGGGCACAGCACCCAGCCTTCGCGTATACGCTCCGGCCGGGCAGGAGGGAATGTCATGGCAACGCCAGCCCGAAAGCTGGGTGCCGCGCCCGATATTTTCGGTTGCCCTGGCGACGATCCCGGATCTTTACCGTCCTGCCGCCCTGGTTCCCGCTAAATTTTTGGTTCAGGTGTCCGATTCGGACACCGCCGGCAGCCTGGGGCCGCCGAAATTTCGCCGTGGGGAAATTTTTTCGTATGTGCCCTCGCTTGCGGTATTCCGCGGCCCGGTCAAAACTTTCTTGACCGGGGGGAGGGTTGCGAGGAATCGCACTCACATGCGCTCGATGCGCCCATGCGCCCAAGCGTCCAGCCTCGTCAGCGCCGCCGCCCGTTGAAATCCTGCTGTTTTTCTGCAAGGATTTCACGCAAAGTCTTTCGGCTGTGGCATGAATGGCACAGGCTCTGGTGATTCTCTGGGTTAACGAACAGCGCCCAGTCGCCTTTGAACGGCTGCTTATGGTCCACTTCCGTGGCTCTAGTTCGGATTCCACGCTTTGCGCACTCTTGGCAGAAGGGCTCTCTCAGGAGTTGCGCTGGACGCAGATCGTCCTTCCAGATCGGCAGATTGTACCAGTTATGCCAGGATGCACTCTCGGACCCTCGCTCACGCTTTGGACGATGAGCCAGACACCAACCATCCCCGGTCAACTCCCCGCACCCTGGATGCTTACACGGCCGCAGCGGCTTCATCGGCATCAGATCACCTCCAGGCAAAACAAAAAGAGCCCAAACCGACATCCCCGCATTCGCGGTTCAGTGGCTCAGGCTCAAAGGCTCAGGCTCAGCGATATTCAAAAGGCCGTTCCAGCCGCACAGTTTGCAGTGGACTGGAAGGTTTCGGGCTGTAGTTGCTGCTGTAATCGGGATCAATTTCTTTTTCCCGCAGGCTGGGCATGTAATCCATCCAGCTCTTGCAATGATTGTAACACTTTCGGGAACTTTTTGCAATGAATTTCACCGCCTTTTTGACTTTATTTCAGAAGATATACATGGTTCCAAGATTGAAAAAGACAAAGCCGTTTTAAATTCGATCCGTCTTCCTGAACGGGCGCTGTCGATGGTATTCGCTCGGCCAATCCTGCGGCTGATCAGGGAGCAGATACTTTAAATAACTGAACTCTCCGAAGGTGTTCTGCACGCTTTCACGGAGAATGACGACTGCTCCGGGCGGAACTGTCAGCGTAAAGTTGTCCGGAACCCAGCCTTTATCCGGCTTCGGATGCTTGAGTCCTTTTGATGGTGTCCAGGTCCGCTCCCCGAGTACCCACTTGCCTCCGTCCCGCGGTTCTTTTGTAAGATACTGCGCAAGTTTGGTATATCCAACAGCGCCCACAGAATTAAATCGGACGTTACCGTATGGCCACAGACGCCGAATCGCAGCAAGATCATCGTTCGTACCATTGACAACGATATGATGATGGATGCGTTTGTCTCCGTGATTTCCCTCCGTTACATATATGTAAATAAGGGCTTCACCCGTTGCACTTTTCCGCTCCTCCCGTAAAGTGCGAATAAACCTTTTGAGAATCTTAACTGCATCAGCCCTGGTTTCTGGAAGAAACTCATCCTTATATGTCAGAGTAACATGCATATCCACATAGCTGAAATTCGCCGCCAGAACCTGCTCTAACTTTTGCCATGACAATCTGAGATTCATGACTTCCCGGGCCTGTGATGAAATATTTGTCTTTGCAGATCGCTCCTGCTCTGTGTCTCTATCCTTGCTGACCGTATATACAACTCCGGTAACCAACCGGCCGGCTGTCCGGATATTTTTACGCTTTGCCAAAATACTCCTCCTAAACGACGTAAAGCGGAGCCGCAGCTCCGCCAACGTCTTTTTAATTTTCAGTCTTCTTTCCATTCCGAGAGCGATTTATATGCGGCAATCATCCCCGCAAGGTCACCCTCCATCATTGCCTTTTGAACTGCGTAAATATCCTGCTGCATCAACGCCGCCGCAAACTGTCCATTGGGCACGCTCCGGTATAGGGCAATAATACCTTGCACACGGGCAATCTCTTTAGGTAAAGCCTCTCCTAAAGTTTGGGTTTCTCCGTGCTTCAATTCATCACTCATTTGTGGGCCTCCTTCATTGCTTTTTCAAGCCATTTGCACTGTTTGCATCTTACAGCAGTTGTGCCCTTGCGTGTCGGTTTACCGAGGCACACGTTGCGAACATAAGGCTTATAGCATTTCGGCTTACTCATCCTGTCCGCCCTCCCCGGCCTGCGCGGCCTTTTTCAGTGGGCACCAATCTGGCGCGGCCACCAGAACACTAACATAATTTCCGCTTTCGTCTTCCGGGACACAAGGCTTCATTTTCTGCAAACGGCAGCGGTATGTGTTGTCTTCAATAGATTTTACATACCTGATCTGACAGTAATTGCAGCTTTCGCATGCCACATCAGTCCTCATTACGCCTCTCCTTTCCCGGCCTCCTGCGGGCCGCGCCACTCAAAGTTTTTGCGGCTTCGGTTTTCCTGTATGCACCCTTTGCATGGCTTATATCGCATATCTGGTGTGTTCCTATGCTTGCAAAATGTACACGTGCCGAGTAATTTACATTTTGCCATTGTCGTAATATCCTCCACCGCCGCCCGCTCTCTGCGCTGGCTCTCGGAAAGCCGGGCTTGCAGGCTCTCAATCAGGGTGGCGGCAGTGGTGCAAATACCAACTACGGCTGTATTGGTATTCCGCCCATGTAATGCAAACCATTCCGCGACATTCAATAACTCCGCGGTGATCTGCTCTGCTGTCGGCTCAAAATCGCTTTTCAATGTTTTGCCCTCCCGATCAGTATAAATTTGCTGCGAGCGACTGCCGCCTTTTTGTCTGTATACCGCCGTACTGCATCAACGTGCTTCTGTGCCTCTATGTACCCCGAGCAATCTGATCGCCAAAAGCTGCGTTTGCTGTGGTCTCCACCGTACATATAACAATCATCACAGTCAAAGCAAAGATCATCCACACGCTGAATCTCACCTGGCGTAAAGTATTCCAATCCTATCTCTGCATTCCGGGCACAAAAGTTACATTTACATCCGTAGCAGCTCAAAATGGTAACTCGCCGCTCTCATCCGTGATTTCCTGGAACCCCGGCTCAGTATTCCCTTTTCCGGTGTCCGAATCGGACACCTTTTTACTGTCGCCAAAGTATACGTTATCAGCAACAACTTCGGCGGTGCGCCGTTTTCCGCCCTCGCGGTCGGTCCAGTCACGGATCTGCAGCCGGCCCTCGACCACGGCCATACGGCCCTTGGAAAAGTACTTGCTGACAAATTCAGCGGTGGCACGCCAGGCAACGATATCGATAAAATCGGTCTCGCGCTCCCCACTTGGGTCTTTAAAGTCCCGATCCACCGCCAGAGTGAAGGACGTCACAGAGAGGCTGCTTTGCGTTTTCCGCAGCTCTGGGTCACGGGTCAGGCGTCCCATTAAGACAATTCTGTTTAGCATTACCGTCCTCCTGTCTTATAGGTGCGTTTATAGCGATTGGTCTTATACCCGATAATTACACATTGCTTTTCATTCCGCTTGTGCGCTGCGTCTTCGGCTATTTGCTTCCGCATCAGATATTCGGACCAGTCCGGGCAAGTTTTTGGATTATGGCAGCCGATCCGCCGCCGCGGGCAGGAAGGAGAACATGGGTTCGGGATATTAACCATCCTGCAGCCCCCAAAACTCATCGCTCGCCTGCTGCACAACATCATCGGGAGACTCAGGATTCTGGATTGTAGCGATCAAATCTTCGACTTTTTTGAGTTTACACAACGCTGCATACGCCCGGGGAGGAAGTTCCGACAAGTCAACCCCCTTAATCCCCCAACTTCCGTCCGGATTGCTCCATGTAATTCTCTTGCCCATGGTAGCACCTCAATCCAGCGCAGACAGGACGTCCGCAGCAGTGGCGTGGAGGCTGTCTCCGGTGACATTCACCCGCTTGACGTAGCCGGAATCAAAACGGATGATTACAATTTCGTCCTGATGGAATTTATCCATATCATCGTATAGGTGGTATTCCAACTTCACCACGCCAGGATGGCTGGCCGCGATGCAGCGGCTCAGCTCCCGGTCAACAAAATTCTTCTTTGCTTCAAATGTCTCCTGGCTCATATAATCCTCCAGTCAATCAGGCCACTGCCGCGGCCCGCTTCTTTTGCTTTTTTGCCTTATTGACGCATTTGGATATCCAAGCATCCACAAATTCTTTGATCGCCGGAGCCTGATCATAGCTCTTGTTATTGAGCGTCCGGCACTGAACGACCTTTTTACTATTGGACAACTCCAGCGTAAAAAAGGGCTTATCTGGCTCCGCTTTCCGGCGTACAAAGAAAATCGCCGTCTCTCCTTTAGCCATGCGCCCGATGTAGCCGCCCACGCAATGATGCAGCGCCGCGCCTTCGGCCGACAGTTCCTTCTGTTTTCGTGCCGGCCGGATCATCAGGCCGCCCTGCTCCCAGGCCCACCGCTCCAGCTTTGCAACCTGCGCGGCAAAGGCCCGTTGATTAGCTTTGTTCTTTGCGAATGTGATCTGTGCCATTGTCCGATTGTGGGCCTCCTGCAGATCTCTCGGAAAGAGCACATCATGGTCATGCAGATTAAGGTGTAGCTGTTCGCATTCCTGCAAATAGTCCCGATATGTACGCTCAATATGCGTATGGGCGGCTTCCTGCTGCATCCCCAGATATTTAATGATTTTCCGGACGGAGGCATACGGCATCGCGGGCTCCATCAATTTAAATTCCAGATCCAGCCTGAGCATTTCCGGGATATCCGCCTCAGGCAGCGCGCCCTTCAAATGATATTCCCATAGTTGGCTGAGCTTCTGCACATCGGCCATCTTCCACTGCGCAGGCTTCTTTAGCTTGAGCAGGCGCAGCGGAAACTTGAAGCACTCCTTCAAAGCGCCACGGTTCCACCGAATGGCATTGCGTTCGGACTTATTCAGCCCGGCCACCCGCTGAAACACCAGTCTCCGATACCCGGCCTTCCAAAGGAATTCCATCACCGGGTACCGTGCCCAGTCCATGGCATAGCGGACCGTGTTGTGATATCCATAGCCGCCGTCTCGATACTGGTCCCAAGACGTCTGAATGTACCCAGGAATATCGGCATACTGGAGCTTTGTCCCGGCCACCGCTGCCTCAACGGAATCGGCATAGAATTCGTAGCTTCCGTCATATACAGACACGCCTTCAAATCGGGTCCAGGCATCCAGGCCATAGCGCCAGGCGCTCATGCAATAATTTTCTTTATACTCATGGAGCCACTTGGCCACCCGGCAACCGCGAACGGCGTAGCGGCCGAACTCCTCCAACCACGGCGCAATGTTTTCATACTGTGCAGTCGGATCGCGCTTGACATGCCACTGCCGGAAAAATACGGTTTTACCATCCGTTCCAAGCTGCGCCGCTACAATGTTCTGAACAAAGTCGGCATGATAGCTGTCACCATCGCTCAGGACACAGGAAACGCGCTCACCGCAATTCGGACATGTTGTAAATTCATTCTGCCGGAACCGTTGGCCTGCTGCGGCCCTGACCTCACGGCCGCAGCAATAGCACACGCCCCTGACATTTCCTTTTTTATAAACCAGCGTATGGTCCGTGCCAATGATCTCCCTGCGCACCCACTGTTCCAGCCCGGCCGGAAGGACCTCCGGGCAGAGGTTTACATCCTCAATTCTGAGCTCGCCCCGGGAATCCTGCTGATCCTGTTTCTCCGCCGCCAACGCCTCGTCAACCCAGTCCGAAAGATGCTCCATATGGTGGTTTGTAGTCTCAGACGTTCCCAGCCACTTTGCCAGGGCAGCCTCGTCTTTCTCGTCCAGACACGGATAGCAGGTTTTGGGATCAGTCAGCGCCTCCCACATGGCCTTGCGGAGCCGATGCCGCTTTCCCTGCCGTTCCTCCTGATAGAGGATCACTGCCCGATGCTGCTTTTTGGAGCAGATCAGCCGGAAATTCCGCGCGGAGTCTTCAGCTCGCCATCCTGGACGGTCGCGGTTGACCAGAAATGTGACCACCATAATCCGCTCATGGTCTGCGACCGGCCAACTCAGTAAAACCCGGTAATGCTCACTGCCGCCATGGAAGTCTTCGGGCCATGGCATGGACTTGATGCTCTTCGGTATCTGCACAGCCGCACCTCCTCAAAGGAAATCGGTCAGATCCAGCGCCACCCGCTTGGCCGCTGGAGGAGACACAGGCATATGGGACGAAGCACAAGCCGCCATAATTGTGCGCTCCCGTACATCATCGTCTCGGATGATGCCAAAATAAGCGTCCACAGCATCAAAAACAATATCCTGGGTAAGAGCTGCCACGTTATTCACGGCTGCTTTTTTTGCGATGTTCTCAACCGACTGCATGGCACCGTTGAGCGTCTTCCCTTCGACCATCACCCGGGCGGCAGCGATATCATCAGAGCAGCGGTCAATGAGATAATGCCCAACGATCTCCACATAGGTGTTGGATGCGTTTTTCTGCATCTCCGCGTTAATTTTTTCAATCGCCCGATCAATCATTTTCGCCACCCACTTTCTGCGGCACACTGCCGCTCAGAGTCTTCAGAAGTTCCTGCATGGCGTCTACCAGCTTGTCGTGCTCCGCAGCGTTTCCGGCGTTGACCATTTTCTGGAGGCAGCCCAGCAGACGGTTAAAATCTTCCTGAATGGAACTGAAGTAGATGGAGAATGCCGCCATTTCCTTATTGCCGGACAGCCGCACCTGTTTTTCGAGAGAAGCGACCCGGTCCCTGAGCAGGCCGGCTTCCTTGGCAGCTTCATCCTGCGCCGCCTTCAAAGATTCCTGCAGGGACAGCAACTTCTCCTGAGCTGCCTTTTTCGTCTCCTCGGCCTTTTTGATCTTCTCCTGCAGCTTCTGCTCGGCTTCCTTCCGGGCAGCAGAAGCTCCCTCGCTTCGGGCCACAGCCAGCGCTTTTTCATCCGGGACAGCAGCACCCGTGACTTCAATAGGGCGCTTTTTCAGTTCGGACAAAGACTCGCGCAGTTCTGCTTCACGGTCTGCGGCCGAATCCAGTTCGGATTGAGCAGACGCCAGCCGTTCGTTGGCTACTTTCATATCCTCGGCCATTTTATCCCGTGCCTGCTCCGCAGCCTGTTTCTCAGCAAGGGCGGACTCCCGGGCCTTGGCGGCCTCGTCACGGTCGCGGATTGCCTGCTCAAGTTCCCGGGCGGACATGTCGATCACATTTTTATCTTCGCCGTCAACGAGGTGGTTTTGCTCCATGAAAATTTCGCGTTCTTCTGCCGGTAAAGCCAAAAGCGTCAATGCTTTGGTTGCTCCCAAATCGGACAGCGCTGTCTGATTTGACCACTCCCGCGCAAGCCTCATAAAGCGGGTTGCCGTGCGCTCTGAAAATTCCACCTGTTCCGTCAGCCACGGGAGCCATGCACCGTGTGGCAGCATGGATTTTGCCTCAATCAACCGCTGCCCGATGGAGATGATGGCATTACCAGCATCTTCCTTGAGATGGAGAATCTCTCCGGTAATGTCCTCTATGGAACGCTCTCGCACTTCTCCCTTTTCGCTCTGAGACAATCCAGAAGGCGATGTCTGCAGCGTCTTTGCAAACTCTCCCATATCAAACTTAGCCATGCTGCACCTCCTCACCGACCAGTTCCCGCACCCATGCCCGGTAATCCTGACTAGCAGCGCTTCCGGGGCTGTAATCCCGGATAGGTGAGCGGTCAAAGGTGCTTTCTGGAATCTTATCCGTCCGGCGGATTACTGTCTTAAAAACCGGGATTTGCAGAGAGCGAAGCAGACGCTCCCCCTGAATCACTGAATCCGTCCTATGCCACTGCGTTACCAACACACCGGCAATACGGATTTTTGCATTTGCATCCCGCATGCTGCCGACCTGCGCGGACATATCCACCATGCCAGCCATTGAAAACCCATCTACCAGCATGGGGATCACAACCTCCTCCGAAGCCATCAGAGCCGCACAACTGGCCGCTGTAAAGCCCGGTGGGCAGTCAAAAATGAAATAGTCCGTTTCGCCGTCCTCGGCGGCACAGTCTTTGAAATCCCGCAGAGTGCGAAGCGTAAAATTCCCCTGCTTAATGGAATCCACATCCAAGCGGTAAAGCGCTGTGGATGCCGGAAGAATGTCCAACCCCGGGCTGATCGGCATCAGATTATCCGACCAGACTGGCTCAGAGCTGCCATCCAAAACATTGGCAATATTCAGGTCCAGTTCCGGGTCGAACTCCGGCAAGTAGAACCGAGTCAAATTCATCTGTCCATCACAGTCAACCAGCACAACGTGCTTCTTATAGTCGCTGACAAGAATATCCGCCAGATTGATAGCGGTCACGGTCTTTCCGACGCCGCCTTTGTTATTCATAATTGCAATCGTCCTCATATGTACGTCCTTTCTTTAGCCGTTGCCGCGGCGATACCGAACCGGATAGGATTCGCGGAAAGGCATCCCGTTTTCTCCGATTATTTCCACAATGTAATACCGGCGTTCTGGGTGAATAAAAACCACTGTACCTTCTGTCTGTCTGGCCTTGACTCCCTCAATGATAGGCGTTACTTGGATTTTGTCTCCTACTTGCATGCGGTGGGCTCCTTTCCGTCAGGCGGGAAAATTTTGTCCATCTGCGGATCTGGCGGAAGCTCCTTGAAATCCTTGTCAAACATGCTCCGCTGCGTCCGATCCGGCTCCTTTGGCTGATAGTGTGAATCCGGTGCGATCCGGGAAAAGGTCTGGTGGTCACCATCAAACTTAAACCGGACCATATCCAGCGCCTCGCCCTCTTTGTTCTTGGCGATTCTCAGAATGCGGTTTGAAAGCTTATCGTCATCATTTTCCCGATAGAGGAGCAGCACCACGTCTGCATCCTGCTCAATCTGTCCGGATGAGCGAAGATCCGACATGCTGGGCGGTCTGGTCTCACCGGTGCGCTTGTCCTTTTCAGGGCGGCTCAGCTGTGAGAGTGCAATCACCGTTGTCTTGGTTATCCGCCCGAACTGCTGCAGCTCCGTGGATATGGAACTGACCCGATCAAATTCCGTCATACGGGAGCCTCGTGGAGCCGCGCATTTTTGCAGATAGTCCACAAATACCACGTCGTAGTGGTGGGCCTGACTGTCCGCCTGGATGTCAGACACCGTCATGCCGGCCGCGTCGATGGTATCCACCTGCGGGGCCAGCAGCTTGTCCTTCAAGGCAAGCAGCTCCGAATAATCCGCCTCTTTCAATTCGTTCCGCTTGATCTTGGTGTAGGACAGCATGGCGGCATTTGCGACATATCGGTCAAACAGCTTTTCCTTGGTGCTCTCAAAGCTGTAATACCCGACCCGGTGGCCCTTTCCGATCCCGGTTGAAAACTGGCGTGCCAATGCCGTTTTACCGGCGGAAGGATAGCCGCCCAGCACGATCAGATCGCCGGGCTCCGCAAAGATTCGCTCATCCAACACTGGGACTCCCCAGCTGATATAATCCGGCTTTTTTTCTCCGTCGTGGCGGTCGAAGAACTGCTCTAGTCCCTGCTCCATGTTGATGCGCTCCACGCCCGGCTTGCTGACGCGCATCTGGAACATCTTGTCTAGGATATCCTGCGCATCCTCCAGCGTCATTGCCGTGCTCATCTGGATGCCAAGATCCTGCAGGTGGAGCAGCCCGGAGGACTGTTTCAAAAGGTCTATGTAGACATCTACATTGGCAGCTGTAGTCGTCCAATCCATCAGTGCAATAAAGATTTTTTGAAAGTTACCACCTAGTTTTTCGTTGATGATTGTGGGATCAATAGAGGAGCCCGCTGCAAATAAATTCCGGATTGCATAGAAAATAGTCTGGTACTGCTTCTCTGTGAAATCACTTGCCCGGATCGTCTGCATAACCTGACCAACTGTTGAAGGATCAATGAGCATGGACCCCAGCACACCCTGCTGAGCATTCATAAGGTTCGTGGAGAGCAGCGCCGAATCCGTCTTAATATCGCTCATAGGAACCGCCCTCCCCTCTCAGGCTCTCGGACCTGCTGCCGGGGAATCTCGTCCGGCTTCAGCGGGTAGACCGTAAGCCAGTTGCTTGTGGTGGCCTTCTCCAGCAGGCGGAGCTTCAATTCTCGGTTCCCGCCTGAGAGTTTGTCCAGCTCACGCAAAATCCCGCTCATGGCCTTGACTGTCTTAACCGGCTTTTTGTTTGCCTTCTGTCGGTTTTCCAGCAGGCCGAGGATAGCATCCTGCAGTTCCGCATCGCCGTCAGAATACTCGGAAACCCGTTCCAACACCTCCGGGGATATAGGGGTATTCTTATTATTTTTCTTTTTATTTGTATGGTCATCATTTTTGAGGATACCGTCTAATCTCTTTTGAGGGGACGTATCATCATTTTTGAGTACACCTCCCGATGAAGTATCTACAGGGTCTTCAGGAGGGTCTTCTTGGGCCAGCTCCTGCCCGCAAAATATACGTCTCTGGATAATGTCTCCAGCATTACCATACCGGCGAATCATCTTCACCCGTACATGGCCAGCCTCTTTCAGCTTAGAGACCAGCCGCGTGATAGTCGGCTCGCTGCACTTGCAAATGTGCATGAAATCTTCATTGCTGGCATAGCAATAACCGTTTGCATAAGAAAGCCGATAAATTTCACCATATAGCAGTTTCGCTGTAGCGGGTAAGCTGTCGTCATAGAGCACCTTTGCCGGTATCAGGGCAAACTGGCCGCCGTTGGTTCTGTCAACAGGCACTGTCACTCATCCCCCTCTCACGCATCAGGCGCTCCACCTTCGCATTCCAGGCCGCCGGCGTCTCGTCCGGCATCTCATAGATCGGCATGGCCGGAAAGCGGCCCAGCGGATCACAGAATGTCCCAACTGCCTGCCACTTGACTGCTTGGCCCACCTGTGCTAAAATAACAATATCGTCCTCATGTGCTGTTTTTTTGGGCTCATGTGGGTCCCGCTCGGAGGTTGCCGCCTCCGGGCGGTTCTTTTTTTGCGCTGTTTTCATGATCTCTCCTCCTTATGACATAGCTCTCGCCAGCGTTGCAATGGAAATCCAACAGGTAGCACCCTGGACCCCGCCGCCCTTCATGGGAAACACTTTCTGCACAGTCTTGGAATCCATGTGCAGCCACTTGGCGATATCCTTTTGCGTCAGAATCTCCCTGCCGGGAAAGGCCGCAATGATGCGCTCCAGATTGTCTCGGTAGGCTTCCTTTTCTCGCGCCATATGTCTCCTCCCTTATACGTCCTTGTCCGGCTCCGTGGCCAGCTTGACCTCAGTGCTGGCTTTAATCAGCCCATCCAGCTCTTTCAGAATTTCATCAAACAGCGGCCGCTCATCCGATGAGATCACACCATCCTCCGCGATCTGGAGCAGCTGTCGGTCTCGGTGCTTCTCGGCAAACTCCATCACCCGGTTGATCAGCCGGATCGTTGCTGTTGGAAGATCCACTACATCCACATCCGGCACAACCTGAATGTTGTGAGAGGTCAGCCGGGTGTGCTGGTAGGCCAGATGCAGAGCATTATAAACATGCACATCGCCTCCACCACATCACTGGGCGGGAGCCGGTTATAGGCCTCATAGTCCTTGATTGCTGTCACGGATACTCCGATGGCCTCGGCAGCCTTTTCTTGGGTTAAACCGGCCGCAATCCGCGCTGCCTGATAAATATTTGTACTGACCTTCACGATGGTTATAAACCCTCTTTCTTGGTAAACTAAAGCTACGGGGTAAGATGGGATTGTTATGCACTGGCGTTCGGAATCTCTTCCAACATGCCGAATCTGCGAAGCGCATCAAGATCCAGCCTGTGTGTTTCTCGGGCCTTGATTTCCTCACCATTATCTTCATAGTAAGAATACTCATCCGCCAGTAACACTCTGCCAAAACAAGCGGAAAGAAAAACTTCATGATAATAACTACCGGCTCGGAAAGTCAGCTTATAGTCCCGGACCCGAAAATACTTTACGAACTCCGTCCTGCGCATGGGCTCGATGTCCGGCCAGTAGAACTTTGCCAGCGCGTAGAACTTGGACTTGTTGGCAGTGAGTTTCATCATAGACGGCACTCCTTTCAAGCACTGGCATCGACGGAACGTCCAAACAGCGCATCGATGGAACAATTAAGTGCATCTGCTAACATGGGAAGCACTTCTGCGCGTGGCATTGAAGCATTAGACTCCCAATAAGCGATGGTTGAACGATCAACCCCAATTTGCCTAGAAAGTTCTTCTTGAGTTAATTTAGCTGCCAGCCGCAGTTCTTTAACTTTCATCGCCGTCTCCTTTCATGGTATTGTGAAGTTTCTTCACACATTGGATTATAAGTGACGATTCTTCACTTGTCAATATGTAATGTGGATTTTTTTCACATTTCTTGCAATGTGAATCTGTTTCACATAGAATAAATTCGAGGTGAAATTATGGAACGATTGAAAATGTTACGGAAGCGCGAGAAGTGGACACAGCAAGAAGTCGCTTCAAAACTTGGAGTTGATAGATCCACTTATACAAAGTATGAGACCGGTCAGAGTGAGCCTAATTTCGAAATACTGCAAAAAATTGCTGGGCTATTCGGCGTTTCAACAGATTTCATTCTCAACGCAGATGTCAACGAAAAGCCTCATATGCATAAAGGTGTAATGATTCCGGTTCTCGGTGAAGTTGCTGCCGGTATCCCGATTGAAACGGTTGAAAACATCCTGGACTATGAAGAGATCAGTAAAGAGATGGCAGCAAAAGGCGATCACTTCGGCCTGCGGCTCCGCGGAGATTCCATGGCTCCCAGAATGTGCGAGGGCGATGTGGTTATTGTCCGGAAGCAATCAGACGCAAATACCGGAGACATTGCCGTTGTCCTCGTCAATGGAGATAGTGCAACAGTAAAAAATATTCGCAAAGAGCCGGGCGGGTTATGGCTGATTCCCAATAACCCCGCAGCCTTCCAGCCTAAATTTTTTACTTGCGAAGAATGTACGCAGATACCTGTACAAATTATTGGCGTGGTAGTTGAGCTCCGCGCAAAGTTCAATTCATAAAAAAGTGTCCGAATCGGACACTAAAATGGGAGGGCGTAAAGATGGATTTTATTGATCAACTCAAGCAATTTTCAAAGCGAGTAGAGTCACTCCAAGAGACTGTTCTGACCGAAGAAGCTACAAAAACGGCAATCATCATGCCGTTTTTTGCGATGCTTGGCTATGACGTATTTAATCCCCAAGAGTTCGTCCCAGAGTTTACAGCAGACGTTGGGATTAAGAAGGGCGAAAAGGTTGACTATGCCATTATGAAAGATGGCGCGCCCGTAATTTTAGTTGAATGCAAGGCTGCGTCGGAAAAACTGGACAAGCATGATTCGCAATTGTTCCGGTACTTTGGAACGACCACGGCTAAGTTTGCAATCCTTACGAACGGTATTTTCTATCGATTTTATACAGATCTAGAAAGCGCCAACAAAATGGACGATGACCCATTCCTGACTGTTAATATCCTGGACATCCGTGACAATCAGGTGCCGGAACTTAAAAAGTTCTGCAAGTCTGAATTCGACATTGATTCTATTTCCAGCACAGCGTCGGATCTGAAATATGTTCATGCGTTCAAAGAAATCTTCAAAACACAGTTGGATGGTCCTTCCGACGACTTCACAAAACTGTTCCTGCAGTCCTGTTATTCTGGGCAAAAGACGCAAAACGTGATTGAACGGTTTCGCCCGATTCTTCGCAAGGCCCTCAATGATCTTGTCAGCGAAATGATGAACGACAAGATTAAGACGGCCTTGGGTGGCTCAGGTGGAAGCGTGTCCGTAATTGAGCCGAAGCCGGCACAGGAACCGCAGGAAGAACCGGCGGAAGGTGAACCAGAAAAGCGAGTTCCCAATATCGTTACGACGGAGGAAGAACTGGAAGCATATTTCATCATCAAAAATATGCTGAGTGGGATTGCCGACATCCATGATATTACGTACAAAGATACTGAATCGTATATTAATATCCTATATAAGGGAAATACCCGCAAATGGATCTGCCGTTTACGGCTGGCGGATAGCTTAAAAACCCTTATTGTTCCGGATGAAAATAAAAAAGAGACAAAATATCAGTTGCAGGATATATACGATCTCAGCCAGTACCGTGACGCTTTAACTGAAGTCTTGAGCAGATATCTTTAATGCAGTGTGGTGTCCGATTAGGACACAAAAGGAGAAAAAATGCATAGATTGCTTACCATCACTACCGTAATTATGATGCTGGTGGGCATTACCGCCTGTGGCAGTTCCAAGTCCGATGTCTCAGTGGATAACGGGGCCTTTACCTGCACACCGCAAGAGTTGATCGACAGCATTAATGCCACCGTAAAAGCAGCGAACAACGATGAATTATATGCTATCGGGGATTTTGCGGGCGACGGTGAGGAGTTGCAGATATCCGGAACGGCATTGACTCTTACGCTTGACCAAAATGGTGACGGAAATCTACAGCACGTAAAGCTATACTGGTACTCAGGCGATGGAAGTGGGAATGTGCTTGCTTCGGCTGGCTACTATATGCAGGCTATTTTAAATCAGTTGACGCCTTCTGATGCCACAGATATCGGTAACAGTATTCAGAGCGCCTTTACCTCCGGAGGGAAAATTGAGCGCCAGTCTGGAGATGTAAAAGTAACCTATGGTGCATTTGGTGCCGGCGGAAATGAAATGGACGTCTCAATTGTTTCTTAATAAAAAGAGCCGCCCACGCCGGGCGGCTCTACTCACAGGAGGAACTCTATGAAAAAGCGTGAGGATGGGCGCTATATATCGAATATCACCATCACGGACGCCAGCGGGAAAAAGAAGCGAAAGTCCTTCTATGGAAAATCTCCACAGGAAGTTCGCCGCAAACTTCTGGCCTTTACAGGGGAGCAGCAGCGGGGGAGAACAGTAAAAGAAATCTGTGGGGACTGGCAGACGGAAACCGAGGATTCAATTCGCTATAATACTCAGGTCTGCTATAAAAAGCCCATTGAAGATGTCCTGGAGGCATTTGGGGATACGCCGATCCGGCAGATTACTACGCTGCAGATAGAAGCCTTCCTGCGCAGCATCGCAAAGAAAGGGTTTGCGAAACAAACGGTAAAAGTACGGCTGATCGTCATGAACCAAATCTGCAAATATGGGCTGAGGCACGGAGACCTTGACACAAACCCGGCCGCTTCGGCAGAGCTCCCTGCAGGCCTGACAGCGCAGAAGCGCCAGATCGCCCCGGATGATGTGCTCAAGAAAATTGATATGCTTCCGGCAAAAGGTTTTAATCTGTTTCCTATCCTGCTCCATTACGCTGGCTGTCGGCGCGGTGAAGCGCTGGCACTAACCTGGGAGGACATCGACCTGAAAAGCCGCCTGATCCACATTAACAAGGCCGTGGAGTATCATGGCAATGTCGGAAAGATCGTCCCACGAACAAAGTCAGAGGCCGGTATGCGTGATATTATCATCCGCAAAAAACTGATGGACAAGATTCCAAAGCGAAGGAAAACCGGTTTGTTATTTCCGGGCAAAGACGGTGGAATTATGACCAAAGGCGAATTTATCGAATGGTGGGGCGGCTTAAATCTTGGCGTCACTCCGCACCAGCTGCGGCATGCTTATGTGACAGATCTATATGAGGCCGGAGTGGATGCCGAGGTTGCTATGACGCAGACCGGGCACTCCGATATTAAGACGATGCGCGGAATTTATACTCACATCCGGAACAGCCAAAAAGAAAAAGCCACTGCTCTGCTGGACAATTACGATTCAGGCCCAGATAAAAAGCAGTGA